TTGACGTTGCAAAGATCTTCAAGCAAGGTCAAAGAGTAATGGTTAACACAACCCTTACAGAAGCAACACTAGAAAACATGCTTATCGTTCTTGGTGCAGATTCAGATGACCTTAACGGTGCATCAACTGCAGACATCCAGACCTTCACAATTAACGGTGGTTCTCTTGGATATACTCCACTAGAGCGTTCACTCGCAATTGTTGGTCCAGGTCCAGAATCAAAGACAACAACAGGTGAAGTAGTCGAAAGAGTCTACTTAGCTTATCGTGCTCTTTCTATGGACACAGTAACAGTTGGCATTAGAAGAAACGAAGCAACAGTTTTCCCTGTTTCCTTCCGTCTTCTAGCGTCTTCAACTAATACTGCAGGTGATGGAAATGCAGCATATGGTAAGATCATCGACAGAGTATTCACTCCAGCGTAAAGATAACTTAATAATGTATAATAGGGTAGGCAGTAATGCCTACCCTATTATGTTATAACAATAAATGCTATATAATTAAAGAGAATCCAAAGGAGAAAAAAATGGCAACTAAAGTATATGAAAGTGTAGAGCTAGAACTTCTAGACGGCACAGTAGTAAACATCAAGCCTTTAAACTTAAAGAACCTAAGAGAACTAATGAAAGAGTGGCAAAAGGCATCGGAGGCAGTCGATGAAGATGCTTTCCTAAACACCCTTATCAATTGCACTCAGATTGCTTTTAAGCAGTACAACGCAGAGCTTGCTGGAGATAGAGAAGCACTTGAAAATGCACTTGACATCCAGACAATGTATAAAATCTTGGAGGTGGCTGCTGAAATCAAGCTGAATGACCCAAACCTCGTAGCGATGGCTCAGGAACTGGTTGGAACGAACTAGATCTTGCGGAGCTAGAGGCAGAAGTATTTTTGCTTGGACACTGGAAAGATTACGAAGAACTTGAGGAAAGTATCTCAATGCCTGAGTTAACAGCAACATTAAAAGCAATGTACAAAGTAGAAAATAGAAAAAATAAATTCACTGCAGCAATGCAGGGAGTAGATTTAGATTCTGACAATACTTCTTCTGACTCTACAGACAAGCCATCGACATTTCAAGATATACAGGCAAGGGCTTTATCAAAGCTAACCAACAATGAAAACATTGCTGGAGCAGCTCAAATGGGCTTAACACCTGACATGGGAATTGATTATGCAGTACTAAGGAGTGGTGAGTAATGGCTGATGTGAATGCTACATTTAATTATGATGCAGATTTTGGATCAGCCTTATCACAAATTAAAGCTCTTTCCAAAGAGCTTAGTGTATTAAATAATTCGTTTAACTCTTTAGATAAGAATGCTCGTGTTCTAAGAAACGACTTAGCCAATACCTTTACATCAGCAGCAGGTCAAATTGGTGGTTTTGGTGCAAAAACTGTCACCATTACATCAGACCTAGATAATTTTGGAAAAGCTCTTGATAAGAGCAAATTAAAACTAAGAGACTATTACAGAGAAGCAACTAGAGCATTCTCTGCAAATAGTAATGCAAGAAAACTTGCAGAAGATCAAGTAAGAAGAACAAAGTCTCAACTAGTTGAACTTGGCATGGATGCTGAGGGAAGACGTAAGGGTATTCTTGTAACCCCTATGCGATTAGATATGACTGATATGAATAATCAGTTACAAGTTGCTAGAAAACAATTTGATATCTTTAACAGATTAATTCAAGATGGTGCAACACAATTAATTAACTGGGGTAAAAATACTCAATGGGCAGGTAGACAGCTTACTGTAGGTCTTACTGTTCCAATGACCATCTTTGCATCAACAACCATCAAAGCATTTAATGATGTAGATAAAGAATTAACAAGATTCCAAAAAGTCTACGGTGCAGATCTTGTTGGAACAACAAAAGAAGCATCTATGGAAATGCGAAATGCAATTCAAGCAGTTGCAATTGATATTGCTAAGAGTTACGGTATAGCAGCAAAAGAAACTGCAGGTCTTGCTGCAGACCTAGCAGCAACGGGTCTTGAAGGTAAAAAGCTAGTTGATTCTGTTAAGCAGACATCAAGACTAGCAGTTCTTGGTGAACTTGACAGACAAGATGCTATGGCAACAACCCTTTCTTTGCAAAATGCTTTCAATATGAGCACTAAACAATTAGCAGAATCTATTGACTTCTTAAACGCAGTAGAAAACCAAACTTCTGTATCTTTGCAAGATTTAACTACAGCAATTCCAAAAGTTGGACCTGTTATGCAGTCCCTTGGTGGAGATGTAAAAGATCTTGCTGTTTTGCTTGTAGCAATGAAAGAGGGTGGTATCAATGCTGCTGAAAGTGCTAACGCATTAAAGTCTGGTCTTGCATCTTTGATTAATCCAACAAAGAGTGCTTCTGCAATTGCAAAACAATATGGTATTGACCTTCAAGGAATTGTAACTAGAAACAAGGGACAATTAATGCCAACCCTTTTAGAATTCCAGGCATCACTTCAAACTCTTGATGACTTTGGTAAAGCAAAGATCATCGAACAGCTTTTTGGTAAGTATCAGTTTGCTAGAATTTCTGCTTTGTTTGATAACCTTAATGCACAAGGATCTCAGACAGTTGAGGTTATGAAGTTGATGGGTGCTTCTTCAGCAGAACTTGCAAAAATAGCTGACACTGAAATTAAGACTCTTACAGAGTCTACATCTATGAGATTCCAACGTGCTATGGAAGGAATTAAAGCATCACTCCTACCAGTTGGCGAAACAATTACAAGAGCAGTTATTCCTTTCATGGAAAAGTTTGCAGAAATTATGGGTAAGATAGTAGAGTTTGGTAAGAATCTACCAGAGCCTGTTAAAAACTTTTTAAAGTTTACTGCAGGAATTACAGCAGTCGCTGGTCCTCTTGTTATGATTACTGGTGTTCTTGCTAACTTCCTTGGATATGTAACTAAGGGTGCTATGGGATTTGTAAACCTTGGAAGAAGAATTGCAGGTCTACCAACAAAACAATTTAGTCTTTTTGATGATGAGCAAATTGCAGCAGCAAAAGCAACTGATACTTTAACTGTCTCTATTCAAAATCAAGCTACAGCAATGAATAGACTTGTTCAATTAATGAGAGATTATAACTCTACATTAGTAGCACAAAGAGCTGCAACTCCAGGAGCATTTTCACAAACTCCACTTATAGCAAACCCTAATAGAAGTCGTAAAGGACCAACAATTAGAAGACAAAAGGGTTCATGGGTTCCTGGCTCTGGTAGCGGAGATAAGGTAAAAGCATTACTAGAACCTGGTGAGTTTGTTGTAAATCGTAATGCAGCAAAACAATATGGTGGAGTCTTAGAAGATATTAATAATGGTACTCCTAGATTCCAAAGTGGTGGGAAAATTCTTAAGTTTGCTACCCGTGAAAATCCTGGTGGAATGGTTCCAACTTCACCATATGAACAAGTAGATGGTCCAGGTCCATTTAGTAATGAATCCACATCTTCTGCAGGAAGTAATGTGGCTAGAGAAGTTACAGAAAAAAATAAGCTATGGAATCCTAATTTTATTTATGGTCTATCCAAGGGAGAAAATGAATTCATAAATGATTTCCATTTTGGAAAAGAGCTATCTGGAAAATTGACACCTAAAAAGAAAGCTCATCTTGCATTTAGAGATAGAGTTTTAGCAGAAATTGCATCAATGGATATAGATCCAAGACAAAGAGACTTTGTTTTAAAGTCTTTAAATTCTGGAATTAATCCAGTTGACCTTAGATCACAATTAATATTGTCACAAGCACTTGAAAATCTTATTGAGTCTCCAGAGTATAAAGCAATAAAATCTAAATCAATGAGAGCTAGAATAGCAGCAGCAATGATTCTACCAAGACTTAGAACATCAGATGTTCAGTCTTTTAAAGAAGTTGATCCTAGCCTTACAACTAAATTTGGAGATAGGTCCCAGCCATGGAATGATAAAGGTGTAGCTGCAAGAAGTAAAAGTTATAGAGCTGCTTTTGATAAGTTTGACATAGAAACAGGACTACCTGTTGGTGCAGAATCTGAAGCTAAAAAACTTGGACTGTCAAAACAACTAATGAATTTATATTTTGGTTCAGAAGATCCTAGTGTTAAGGGAACTAAACATTCAGCACACGGAGCTAGATTTGTACCAAGGTTTGGTCGCATAGCAATAAGAAGACAAAATGGTGGACCAATCAGAGCCATTCGTGGCATTAAAATGCCAGATGCTTATGCTACAAAGCTTTCAACAGTTAGACAATCTATGTCAAACGCAAATGCCGAGGCTATGGCTTCAAAGCTACCACTTGCAGATTTAGGGAATAGACAATCAAGAATTGGTGGATTTAGTTCAGCAATTCCTGGTGTTAATGGAGTCTATGAAATAGGTGGTAAGCGTTATGTTGTAAAGGGTCACGACACAGAAGAATCTGCACTTGCTGAAGCAAACATGGCAAGAATTACAAGAGATGTATTTGGTCTTAAGACACCTGATCAAGAAGTAGTTAGAGTTAAGCACCCAGAAACTGGAGAATTGTTATTTGCTGTTCGTTCTCCATATGATGAAGCCTTTGCAAAAACAACAGGTAGATTTACAGAAGATTCTGCTTTTGATCAATTAGTTGCATCTGTAGTAAGAAGAGATAAGGATCTCCAAGCAGATAATCTATTTGATGATATCGTATCAGATGTTGGTCAAGCAGGAATTATGAGTAAGGCTTCTCAGCCAAGAACTAAGACTGGTCCTACAAATAGTGCACTTGAACAATTAGCAATTAACCTTGGAATGACTAAGGGTGGTGCTAGAAGTCACGGTGCAGAGGCTTGGAATGCTGCAACTACAAGTATGACAGATGATCAAATTATTGCTAGAATAAAAGATGCAGCAGCAAAGGCAAGAGCTAAACTTGATTCTACAGATATTCCAGATGACTTTAAATATATTGCTCAAGACTTAGATGATATTATTGCAGCAGATCTAGGTCCATTTGTTGCTCATCTTAGAACAGTTTTTCCAAAAGAAAAGAAGCCACCTACTGAAGCAGCAATAGCAAAGAAAGCACAACAAAAAGAATTAGATCGTGCAGAAAGAGAATCAGCATTAGCTGCAGGTTATCCAGAATGGGCATTACAAGAAGGTGGAAGTCCATTTGTTCCAGGAAGTGGAGAAGGGGATAGGATACCTGCCCTACTTGAACCAGGAGAATTTGTAGTTAACAAAAAGGCTGCTAAAAAGTACGGTGGTCTTCTAAATGATATTAACTTTAATAAAGCACCAAGATTTATGGCTGGTAGGTCAGTTAGAAAAAAGAATAAGGGCAAGAGTAGCTTTGATCTAGCAAAAACTCCTTCAGCCCCTAGCCAACAAGTTGAGGTAGAAAATGAAGTAATCCCTATGTCTACTTCTGATGATATGAGACAAAGTTCAGGATTCTCAAAAAATCAAAGAATATCTGCAGGTACTGGTGCTGTTGGTATGATGGCTATGATGCTTCCACAACTTGTTCCAGCAAACGAAGCACTTGGAAAATTTGCAACTAATGTTTCAACAGCTATGTTTACAATATCAGCACTAACTGGTGTAATGGATATGTTTGGCAAAAAAGCTAAACTTGGTGCTGATGGTCTTAACTTTATGCAAAGAAATGCTGCAAAGGGTGCTGCTGGTAAAGCTCAAATGGCTGCTGGTAAAGCAACTGGAGGACTAAGAGGTGCTGGTGGAATGTTGGGTGGTGCAGGTAAAATGGCTGCTGGGTTCTTGCTAGGAAATCCAATAGGTCTTGCAATTGTTGCAGGTCTTGCAGTAGCAGCAGGTGCATGGATTAAGTATAGGCAAGAAGTTAATGAGGCTAAAAAAGCAACACAAGAAGCTTTTTCTGTAGGAGAAAAAACAGCACAAGCTTATGGATATGAACTAACTAGCCTTAGCGAAAAGGTTAAAGAAAATGCACAGCTTACAAAAGACCTTGGAATTGGATTTAGTCAAACGGTTAGTGCAATTGTTCCTGAAGAAAAATTAAACGCAATTAAAGATGACAATGCAAACTTTATTAAAGATCTTAAAGAAAATGAGGGTGCCCTATCTGGCATGTTTGGCAAAATAAAGCCAACCAATCAACAGTTTATTGATTCAAATACAAATCAAGTAAAGGGTCAACTACTTACTAAATATGCTACATTAAGACAACAGGGTGTAAGTGCACAAGATGCAGATGAAATTATTACAACAATTGCCAGAGAAACTGGAGATGAAACACTAAGTATTCTTAGCAACTTGAGACCACAGCTTGAAAAAATGAATGGTGACAATATTAATGAAGTCTTTAAGGCTTCACAAGATGCACAATTAGCAGCCTTAAAAGCACAAGCAACTTCAGGAAGTGCAGGTGCAAGTGCAGCATTTAAAGAAGCAATGAAGGGATCTATTGCTGTAATTCAATATGCACCACCAGAGGATCAACTATCTGCATTAAATAATTTAATAAATAATATGAAAGAATTTAGTGCTGATCAAATTGTTAAGGGTGCAGAAGCACTAAAAGAAGCAGCAGCAGCCACATATGGAACTTCAAGCACTATAGGTTCTACACTAGAACAACTGTTTTCAACTACTAATAAAAATGGAAACTTTAAAACTGATGAGCAAAAAGCAGCAGACCTAGAACTAGGAACAAAGCTTATGACTGCAGAGCAACAGGGAATTGTTAGCACTTCTCAAATAGCAACAATTCAAGTTCTTATCGATGAAGGAAAGATGGCAGAAGCAAATGCAATTCTTGATGAAGTATCAAAAAATAGAAATGCTATAATTTCTATTGATATTAAAAATAAAGAACAAGCTGAAGCTGCTATTGCAGAAATAGATAAACAAATTGCAGCACAACAAGCAAAGTTTGATTCTGAAATGGTTTCTATTGATAATTCAATAGAAGCAGAAAATGAAAGATACAAAAATGCTCAAAAAGCACATGAAGCATTTATTAAACAAAAACAAAAAGAAATTGAAGCAATTAATAAGAGTGCTGATGCTTATATTAAGGCTCTTCAAGATGAACAAAGAGCAGATGAATTTGCACAGCAGCAAAGAGACACAGCAGTTGGTGGTCTAAAGGCACTTGCTGGTGGAGATGTATTTGGATTTGTTCAGTCACAGCAAGAGTTAGCTGGAGCAGCCCAACAATTTGGATTTGAATCTGAAATTAAAGCAATTGACGAAAGACGACAAGCAGCAGTAGATGCTAAGCAAGAACAAATTAAAAAAGAACAAGAACTAGCTGCACTTGAAGATGAAAATCATGAAAAGAAATTAAAGGCTATTGAGGCTCAAAGAGCTCTTCTTGTTTCTGCAAATGCCACTGAAATGAAATCCTTACAGGATCAACAGAATGCTTGGACTACATTAAGTGGATACGCTGGTGGAGCTTTTGATAAGATGATGGGTGGGTATAGTAAAGCAGCCTCCGAAGCTGGAAAGGTTGTAGCTGTTCAAATTGCAATTGCTGAATTAGCCAAGGGTAAGACTATTGAAGAAGCTATAGCAGCTGGGCAAGCCTATATGAAACAAACCTATGGAGTTCAAAACTCTGCTGGAGGTGAAGGTTCTTCCGCTTACACTACAACGGGAACAACCCAAGGAAGTAGTGGAAATAAAATGGGATCAGGTTCTGCAAAGTATGCATCTGGTGGATATATTTCAGGTGCAGGTGGACCAAAGGCTGATTTAATTCCTGCTCGCCTATCTAATGGAGAATATGTTGTTCAAGCGTCTGCAGTAGATCAATATGGTGTGGGTATGATGGAGGCTATCAATGAGCAAAAGTTTGCTGGTGGTGGTTTAGTTCTTGATCCTAGCACAAAGTCAAAAATTAATATTGCTGAAAAAGAATGGGGAGAAAACTTTAACATTGTTAAGGGTGGATACTTAAAATCTGATAAGTACTCTGGATCTACACATACTGGTGGTGGAGTATTTGATGCCTACTATGCTGGAGGATCTAAACTTTTCCCTGTTGAAGCAGTAAAGGCTCTTAGAAAAGCAGGATTTGCAGCATGGAATAGATGGCAGTTTGGTGCTAACAATAAGCACATACATGCTATTGAAATTGGTAATCCAAAATTAAGTAAGTCAGCAGCAGCACAGGTTAGAGCATACCAACGTGGAGAAGATGGTCTAGGTGGAAAAGATACTTTATCTAATGATTATAAGGTAGATACTTCTTCCGTAGCTAATATTCCAAATGAAGTTGCTCCAAATCTTGATAGAATTGCAACTGCAATGGGAACAACAGTAGATACATATAATAAAGTTATGAATGAAGGTGTAGCACCATTGATTGGTCGCAAGTTTGGTGGATCAATGACAATGAATAAGCCTTACCTAGTTGGTGAAAATGGTCCTGAAGTTGTAATGCCTTATGGATCAGGTGGAAGAGTTGTTCCAATTAAATATAATGTTCCAGCAATGGCTAGTGGTGGTATAATAAATGGTAGCATGGCATCAAGTTCACCACAGATTAATGTTACTGTAAATGGTGTTAATGATCCTAAACAGGCAGCAGATAGAGCAGCCCAATTAATTAATTCAGAAATGAATAGAAGAAAGTTTAGCAGGAGCATAGGGTAATGGCAACATATAGTTCATTAAATAAGGTTTGGAGAAGACCCTCCCTAATTGTTTTTTCTACAGTAGAGCCAGAAGAAGGCATTGGCATAAATGCAAATAAGTGGGACTTCAAGGGTGGAACTACTTTATACTTAACAGATGATAATAGAGAAGCATTACAAATTAACCCAGAAAGAATTGAGTATAAAAGGAGAATGATTGATGGCACCATGCGTTCATACCATGTTGCAGATAAGAAAACATTCTCCACTTCTTGGTCAGATATCCCATCAAGAAGATTAAATGGTTCAGAATCACTAACCTCAGACACATTTGGTGCAGGTCTGGACATTAAAAATTGGCATGAAACAAACACTGGAGACTTCTGGATGTTACTTGTATATGATACAGATGCATCAGATAATGTAGATGTTTCCGCAGAAATGTATCATGTATTTTTCCAGTCTTTTGATTATTCCGTGTCTAGAAGAGGTCAGTATAACGATCTTTGGAATGTAAATATTTCTTTGGTGGAGGTCTAGTGAAAACCACAGGAAATAGTTCTGTAGATTTATTGTTTGATACAGAGGCATCTCTTAAATCATCTCATGTTGTAGTTGCTGAGTTCAATATGAATTCATACTATGAGATTGCAAAGCTTGGATGCTACACTGGTGCACCCTCAGCTGTTCCACAAACCTACACGGCAAGTGGATGGGATAATGGAAATGATAAAAATGCATTTGGTTCAGATGACATAGGTAATATCTATACTGATAACGATGATAGATTAAAGGTAAGTCCATTAAGAGAATGCTTTAAGCCAAATAGACCAGATGCTGGTCTTATTCATGGAATAGCAATTAATGGATATCAAAAAAGAATAATCTCTAGTAATGAGTATATAAAACAATCAGGTTTTTCAAATTCAGAAACCAGGCTCTATCCAGTATCATCAGACTCATCTTTTAAGTATTGGAACTCTTATAGAAGTTTAAATAAAAAACAGGTTGGCTTATCTAATGCTTCTTTAGATATATCAGATGCTAATCCTTTTGTTGTTTATTCAAATAGCTTTAAGGCTAATAAAATAACAATTAAAACTCAAAAAGACAAAGGATACCCAAATAAGTTTAAAATTCAATATTTAAATGCAAGCAATAACTGGGTAACAGCAATTGATAGATCTTCATCTGCAACCACTGCTGGTATTAATGGAAAAATTGAGATATCTTATAATGGAACAAGTTGGTACTTTGTAAGCTCATCAAATGCTCAGTCTTATTTAGATCAGTTTTCTGAAAACACAACACAGGCTGTAACAATGAAGGGTATAAGACTTCTTGTTTATGGAATGTCAAGACAATTTAGTCCACTAGAACTTATTGAAATTTCACCAAGATTAGTTGTAAATATGACAAACCATGTTATGTCTTTTTCCATAAGTTCAAGCATTGGAGATAGCCAGTATGGATTACCTTTAGGATCACTTGTAAGCTCTAATGGAAGCATGGTCTTATCAAATGAAACTAGAATATTTGACAAGATGAATCCAGATTCTATTTTTACATATGTAAAAGATTCTAGTGTAGAAAATTATGAACTAGAAACAATGCTAAGGGCAAATGTTAAGTTTGTATTTTATCAAATACTTATAAATGATTTAAATGAGTATGCCGTTCCAATTAAAACCATGTATTCAACACAATGGTCTCAGGCTTCAGAGTTTACTACATCAGTTAACCTAGAAGACTACATTAAATTCTTTAGAGAAACTCAGGCACCAAACTTACTTATTGGATACAAGAATCCACTAAAGTCATCTCTAGCCATTAGAATGCTACTAGATAACATTGGATATAATAAGTTTTCTTTTGAAACAAAAGATAGTATTGATCCAGAAATGAATTTCTTTTATTCCTCAAATGATTTTACAGTTGCAGAAGCACTTAATGATATTGCAACTTCGGTACAACTATCAATGTTTATGGATGCAGATAATAACTTTGTAGTTATGACAAAAGATAGAATATCTTCTAGAACTGCATTTGATATAAACTCCGCAGAAATACAGGGGAAAAATTATTGGTTTATTGGAAACCAACCAGTTTCTAGTGATGCTGAATATTCTTATATTGATGGTAAGTTTTCTAACATTGAATCAATTAGTGAAACATCTATTCCTCCAGTTACTGATGGCACTGTTCAGTACAAAATTATTAATATTAAAAAAGAGCCAACAGCACTTGCAGAAGAATTTGATCCAGTAAAAAGAAAAGAGCTTATTGATAAGGCATCTACTAGCCCAACTACAGTTTTAACGGAGCTTTCTTATGTACCAGGAGTACTTTGGGAAGCAACTCAATCAGATAGTTCTCAATCAGTTTTAATTTCAGCAATCTTAGAAAAAAGTATGTCAAAAGACGGTAGACCATTAAAAGCACTATCTGGAAAAACAATACTTGCCATAAATGAAGAAGATGCTATAAGGAAAGCTTTTAGTGCCACATATCAAAATCCTGGATATACAGATGATGATCTTTTAATTAATATTGACAACGACTCAGCATATCTATTTTTACAATCAAATAAATATGAAGGATATGTTTATATTAATAATGAAGTTATTAAATATAACGGAATCCTAGTTAGTGTTACAGAGCCTACAAAATCATATTCTAGATTTATTTTTAATCAAGATGAACTTGAATCTCTTAGAGGAACTATCCCTAGTGGATCAAAAGTATTACCAAAAGCCTTAATAGTTTATATGAACTTTAAGTTTGTTGGAAAGCCAACTCTTTCAGATAATAGTTTTAGATATACTATTCAAAGCGATGGAAGAGCTCAAAATGGTACTAGTGCTCAAAAACATGTTGCAAGGTCCTCATCAGATTTTAACGATGACTGGAAAAAAATGTCAACAATTATTGCTGATAATAAATTAGATGGACTAGGAAACAGAGAAGCTTCCTTATCTTATACCCTTAATGGAAATCAATCAGGATATGCTAGGCTTTCAGGACCATCAAGTTTAAAGAAAGAAAATCAAAAACCAGGTGCATCAATAAAGAACTTACAAATAGATGATTACGGGCAAAGATTTATTCATGGATATTCAAACAATTTAGAGGCTATTCCAGAAGCAGTTGGAACAAGAATGAGACTTGTAATGACTGACGGTGATCCTAAAAAGGATACCTCGTCTCATATTGCAGGAATAGCTATGCACCTAACAGACTCTGGAATAGTTGGTGATGGCAAATATATGAGTGGATACTTTCTTGAGGTTGCACCATCAAGAGAAGGAGAAAAAACTGGAAACATAAGACTTTATAGAATGACAACAACTTCAAATTATACTGAATGCTTTGTTTTAGGAACTGCTAGAGCCAATATAAGTACAACTAATTTTGTTGGAAGTGTGTCTGAAAACTCAAAATCCTTAAAAGATGGAGTGACAGCTACAATCTTTGAATTAGATTTAAAGTGTAAGGTAGTAAATAAAAAAGGTTCTAAGTTTGATTTAGAGTTTAGTGTATATTGGCAGGGTGAAAGATTATTTAAAATCATTGACAAAAATGCATCAAGATTGCCAAGAACAAATAGAATTGGAATGTTTGTTAGAGATGATAGCCAAGCAATATATGACCACATTTATGCTTATTCTGATGCAGAAAATAAAATTACATCATCCTTTGAGGACTCACTTGGGTACCGTCAGATGAGTGTGGGTAAAGCAGTAAAGATGGCTGCTATAGGATCACAGAATAATAAAAAAGTTTACTTTGAAGACTTTGCTACAATGGCTAGAGAAATTAAAAAGTTTGATGTTAAGTTTGATGCACCAACATTCACTTCATCTATGATAGATTTTTCATCAGTAAGTTCAGACTACCTTGTTAAAAACTATTATCCAAATGCCTTTGGTGCTAAGTTCTGGGTATACAATACATCAAACTCTACAATAACTCTTGGAGAAGATTCTCTGACACCACTATTTATTAGTGGCATTAAATTAGATTATATTGCAGACGGAGAAATAAGTCTAAAGAAATATATTGAAGATCTTGAAGATAATAACGAATACGATATTTTACAAAATAGGTTATATCAAAATAAACAAATGTATGGTGATGTTTCTGTAAATATTGTATCTGAGTATATTGCAACAGAAAGACAGGCAGAAAGAATGATGCAATGGATTGTTAAGAATGCATCTCAAGAAAGAAAAGAATTAAATATTTCAGCTTTTTGCAATCCCCTACTAGAACTAGGTGACAAGGTAGGAGTATTTTACTCAGACGCAGGTTACTCAGTAGATGATATTGGAAATAAGACATATGTTGTTGCTGAAATTAACAGAGAAGTAAACGAAGCTGGTCCAACAACTTCTATAGTTATTAGGGAGTGTCCATAATGGCATCTAAATACTTTACATCAAGAGCTAAAGCTTCAAAGAAAATAACTCCTGCAGGATCAAGCAAAGTTTTTAATGATCCAAATGTTGATGAAAAATACAAAGAAGTTATTAATCAATTTCAAATGTCTCTTATAAAAAGCGGTGAAGGGTTATTAAATACATTTACTGCTAGTACTGTAAACTCTATTCCAGAATCAATTATTCCAGCAAATGATAGTATTACTAGGCTAAATGATAGAACTATACCACAGGCATTTGCAGCAGCAACTGCACAGGTTAGTATAACTAAAAACCAGTACCTTGAAAAAATAAATACAATTGTAAGGTCTATAGAATTATTGGTAAAGTTTGGTAAAAGTAATAAGTCTTCCCTGATTAACTATTTTGGTAAGATAGATACAGCTTCAGGAACCTTTTACCCAACAATTATAAAATATGATGCTGAGGGTAATCCTGTGTACGATATGAGGGTATCTATTGGCAATACCATAGGTGAAATAGAAGCTGAAGTTAGGACAGAACATGTATCCTAATAAGGTGGTAAAATAGTATATTATGAGAGGTTTTTATAGAATTTATAAGGGAGACACTCTTGTATGTGAACAAGATAATGCTTTAACAGTAGTTGGAAGATCCCTTATCCTTAAAAGTTTGCTAGGTCTTATTCCTTCGGTAGGAGGATCTATTGCTATTGGAGTTGACAGTCAAGCCAATCCAACATTAAATGCTAACAAGTTAATTGACCTAAATACAATGGGGTTTTCAATTGGTCAATCCCCAGTACAACTTGCAACATTAAATAGAACAGATAATGTTGATGCCTTAATTTTTAAAACAACAATTAACGACCCGTTAAAATACACAATCTATGAGGTTGGTCTTTATCCAGAAGCTATCCAAAATCAGATTATTCAATTTTCAGATTTACTTTTATTTAATGGAGAAAGCGATGATGGCTGGACGGAGGGAGTAGAAGAACTATCATCAAAAACAACTGGATCAAGAATGATTTCAGAAAACATTGCCAATGGCACATACAGAATTGGAAACGAAGCAGTATACATAGATGCTGGATCAACAGTATTTAGTACCGTATTTTCTAAAAACTTTACAGATTTTAGTGATAAAGATTTACTTAAACTAGCAGTTGACCCAACAGGTACAAGTGGAACTTTATTAATTAAGTTTGAAACAAATGATACAAACTTTTACTCAAAAACTTTTACAATAGCCTCTGGAGGATATCAAATATTAAATTGTGCAAAAGATGAAATCCTGGCAACTGGAGCACCTTCATGGGCAAACATAAATAAGATATCAATCACAATGACATCAACTGGATTGGTTCTTGATGGAATTAAATTTGATGATACAGATAACGTAGATGTAAACTACGGATTAATTTCTAGAACAGCACTTGCAACACCTATCCAAAAATCAGCAGGAGAACCTATTACAATTGAGTATTATTTAGTTTTAGGATTTAATGAATAATGGATATTACAGTACCAAACTTAAAACCAGGAAAGCATAGAGTTCTTTTAAAGTACTCTGATCCATTTTCTGTAACAGATTCTTCGTTTAGTAGAGCCTTGTTTATTGAAACTCCAAAAGCTCCACCACTTATTTCAAATCCAGAATTTGCACCCACAGTAACAAAAAGAGTGGTAAAAAAACAAATAACAAGAACTTACACAGATACTGTTAGATACAGAAAAAGATCAAGCAATGTAGTAACCCTATGGACTACAGCAAGTCACGGTCTTAAAAAAGGAAATAGAATATTATTAAATGGTATGACAGTTGCAAATTTAAACGCAACTCATACGGTTACAACTGTTCCAAATTCAAAAATGATAAAGTTTAATAGAAAAGGATCAAATTTTGCTAAGACCCTAGACGCTGGAATAATATCTTTATCTGAAACCGTAAGCGTTCCAGATTACTTTATAATTAAAACATATCTTCCAACAAATCTTAGAAATAGTTTAGAATGGACAACAACACTAAGAGATGTAGTTTTCTTTTTGTGGGAAGAAGAAGAAAATCCTGGAGAGCTTTATTATTTAGATTCAGATATATCAAATGGAGGAACAGCATTCACTACTACCCCACCAGCATACCCTTCAGGACTTACCAGAAAAAGAGCAAATGCTGAAACTAGAATCGAGTCTGGAAATTATAAGTTTAGGTATGTTATAGTTAGATACTATAAAAATTCTTCAGGATCCTGGGTTGGATACTTTCCAATGCTTTTAGGAGACTCTGTTAGGGCATCGTCAATTGATGATATTATAGTATCAGCAGCAGGAGCAGCATAATGACTAATCAAACACAGGACTCTTTAAGTTCTCCACAGTCTAGCTATCTAGAAGCAATGTTTGATCCATTTGATGGTTCTTCTAAATTGCTTTCAACAATTTCTTCTGCAAACTTTAATGGAGCAATTCCAGACTTAGTTGTACAATATCCAGATGCTGTAACAGATGATTTGATTCCAGGAAGATTCTTTTTAATATCAGATACTTATTATTTAATTACTAGAGTTGATGAAAACATTGATCCAACAACAACAGATACCATATCTTACAACGTCTGGTATACAGCAGGTGGAGTAGAAAGATACAAAACAATATTAAATGGTGTAAAGATATTTACAGATGGTACAGAGCTTCAAATAAGAAAAGATGACTGGAGTAATAAATCTATAGGTGATTCAGGTTGGACAATTACTACAGAAGGAAATTCAGTATTTTCTAATGTTGCAGTAAGAGGAACAATTGAAGCAACAGATGGATATTTTGACGGGTTCCTAGTAATTGGAGATCCATTAGATCCAGATTCTCCAGGGTCTATGAAAATTGGAACAAATGTAAATAGCACCAATGATGGTATATATATAAATGAGCATAATTACTGGTATGATTCTGGACTATTTAAAATTGGAAATGCTACAAAAAATGTTACCTGGAATAACACAAACCTAGCCGTCACTGGTGATATAAATGCAACAGGTGGAATTTTTACAGGAAAAGTAAGAATTGGAGACATGTTCCTTGGTGTAGATGCTTCCCCATCTTTAGAAGATGGAATTTATATTGATGCAACAAACTACTGGTATGATGATGGAAACTTCTCGCTTGGAACTGGAACAAATACTATCTCATTTAATGGTTCAAATATTGTTGTTGGAACGGGTGTACAGATTGCTGGTGAAATTAGTGCTAACTCTCTACTTCTTACCAGTGGTGCATTTAGCATGTCTATTAAAGCAAACCATAATCCAATTTCTTCTTCACAAAGAACTATAACAAAAGTTATACTATCAGGAACTTCTCCTCAGTTAGCAGAAATTACTACGTCAACTTCACATCCTTTTGTTGCAGGAGATTTTATTTACTTATCGGGGTTAAGCAATAGTGGTGGTGGATTAGGATCTTTAAATAAAGTTTTCCAAGTAGCTTCTGTTAGCTCTAATATAATTAATGTTAATGCTAGTAGTTCTACAAAATCTATAAATGTAAATGCAGATAATTCAGATACAACACTTGCAGTCGTATCCTCCACTGGAGTCTATGCAGGAATGGCAGTATCAGGAACAGGGATTCCATCAAATACAACTGTTGTTAGTACAACTGCAACAGCAATAACAATTTCGAATGCAACCACACAAGCATTGTCTGATGTATCCATTACCTTTAGTCCAATTAATGGAACATATGATTCCACAGACGCTGGCTGGAGTAATGGTTTAGCAGAGTATTCATATGATGGAGTCTATGTAAATCAACATAACTACTGGTATAGTAATGGCTTATTCGGAATTGGGGACGGTACAAGAGGTCTAACTTGGAATGGCTCAGCACTAAATGTAACTGGTGTAATTAATGCTTCCGCAGGTGGAAGCATGGCAGGATGGTCAATTGGTTCAGATGAAATATTTAAGGGAACTGGATCATCTAAAATTGCACTAAATGCAGGTGCAGTACCAAAAATATATATTGGATCTGGTGTACATTCATCAGCAGGTACAGGGTTTTATGTAGATTCAACAGGAAAGTTTTCATTATCAGATCAACTTACTTTTTCTCCTAATTTAGATATTCCAGAAGTAGTAACAACGGGAACATTTACTTCAGGAAATAACACAATAGTCGTATCCAGTGCTACTGGGATTGTAAAAGGAATGCTTGTTATTGGAACGGGTATTGCATCAAACTCTACAGTAACAAATATTTCAGGAACAACTATAACTGTTACTAATAATCACGTTGATAATGGGTCAGGAGTATCTTTAACATTTAGCCTTGCAGATTTTTCAGAACTTCAAGTTCAAGGAAGAATTAAAGGTGTTCTTGAATCAACAGCATCTATCTCTACTCCAAGACTTCAAACAACTGCAACCTCGGTAGTAGTTTCAGGAACTGTAGGAAATCAAATTGCAACAATTACTACAACGGGACATGCTTTTATAGCTGGAGAAAAAGTATTAATTGAAAACCTTCCAGCAACTAATGGATTAAATAATCTTAATAGAGAATTTTCTATTGATACTCTTACAGATAGTACAACCTTTATAATTAGAATTTCTAATAAAACAAACGCAGTAACATCAGTTACACCATCATCCCCATCAGTTGGGTCTGCAACGTATACCTCAACAGCCCATACATTTATTATTGGAGATTTAATAACAATTACAGGTTCTTCTGTATCAGGATACAATGGAACATTTACAATTACAGCAATAGCAACAGATACTTTTACAGTTGCAAACGCTACAACTGGAGCTGCAACATTTACTTCAGGACTTGCAAGTACAGGAGCGGTAAACTCAACAAATAGTGGTTTAAATGGTACAGTAACTTTAAGAGAGCTTACAATGGGTTTGCATCCTGCAGCAAATCCTGGAACAAGTTATGCACATTCAAATGGAACAGGAATTAGACTTGATAAATTTAATTGGTGGTTTACAAATAATCAATTTAGAGTTGGTTCGGTAGATTCTTATATTAAGTGGACAACAGATCCAACACCACTTCTTGACGTAGTTGGTCAAATTAAAGCTACATCAGGATATATTGGTGGAGTAGACTCTGGCTGGAAAATTAGTGAAGGAATTATTGAATCTTCAATAGAAACAAACACAATTATTTTAAATGCTGGAATAACAACAAATAACCCATTTATTAGTATTGGAAATAATGCTGATCCTTCATTCTATGCAGACTCTGAAGGAACTCTAAGTATTGGATCAGGATCTCAATCGCTAACTTATAATCCAATAGATGGAGTTACTGTTGAGGGAACAATTAAAGCCAAGTCTGGTTTCATTGGTCTAGACTACGCTACTGGCTGGCAATTTGGAGTAGATGGAAGATTGCAATCAGGAGAAGGAAATAATACTGTTGTCCTAGTTTCAGCAGGAGCATCATTTGGTGGTGGATCTTCAACAGTAAAAATTAATAGAATTTTAGTAGATAATGAATTTCCAGAAACTTCACAGTTGATAGGTTCTATATATTTGACAGTAGACTTAGCAAATGTAAATTCCTCTTATCTAAGTCTTGACCCCGAAGTAGCTCAAGGATTTTGGGAAAAATATGTAAGCTTTTCTTTTGCAGACACCACAGCTGGGACTATATCAGCACTCCTTAATGAAAAAAGATTAATTATTCAAGATGTTATAAGCACCCTGCCGTTTATGGCAGAAGCAGAAACATTTGATGCAAATGACAATCCACTTATTACTGTGTCTTCTTTTAACGAAATATATCCAACATACATACAGAGATCTGGAACAAGTCTTATTCTTTTCACAACGGAAAAGCTTGCTGGATTTACTGGCTATAATTCATCTTTTGATTTAGCAGCAGGTCAAGTTGTAAATATCATATCTGACTCTTTAATAGCTTCAATTGATTCTCTTAATAATACAACAGCTACAATTTCTTCTATAGACACATTGCCAACATATGATTCTGTTGATGAAGTAAATTATTATAAGATAACAATGACAACTGCAAGTTCTGCTACCTTACTTAGAACCGATGACTTTAATGATTTAAATTTTTATAGGAACTTACCTTCAACACAAAGAACTCTTGTTGTTTTTCCAGAAGATTTAAGTTTAAATGTTAATAGCCCTAATTTACAAGGACATACAAATTATAGTTCTGTTTCCACAGCAGCAACTGGTTCCTTAGGAGTAAAAACATTAACGGTAGCTTCTAATTCTGGTATTACAAATAGTATGTCTGTTATTGGTACTGGAGTTGATCCATATTCTAAGGTAGCAGTAACACCAACAACTACAACAGTTCAGCTATCTAAATCAAACATTGCTACTGTTAATTCAACAGTTACTTTTGCTTCTGCTTCAATTTCATTTTATGATAGCTTTGCTCCAGGAGGTACAGGAACTTACTATATGTGGGCTGGAGACCAGGATCCAGTACAAAGTTCATTTTCAATAGTTCAAAGTAATTCAAACTCAAAGATTGTAGTAAAAGCAGATGCAGGGACAACCCCTATCGGATCGATTAATATGTGGGCAACGCAAAACTTACCTACAGGATGGATCCTTTGTAACGGAGCTGCAATTACTTATAGCCAATATCCAGAACTATATGTTGTATTAGGCGGAGTTGCTCCATTCACAGCAACAATTAATCTTCCAGATATGAGAGGAAGGTTCCCATTAGGCTCCAGCAGCGGAACAATGCCATCAGGAAGACTATCAAAAGCTTTAGGATCACTACCAACAAATGCATTTACCCACAACCATACAACAAGCCTTGCACACGGACATGGTGATAATATTGCTATAAATGCACACAACCACTCTGATAATTTTGCAACAAATAATCACAGCCATACTGATAATTTTGGTAACACTGGTGGTGCTGCTTCAACCACAACAATAACTGGAAGCAGTTTTCTTTTTACTGGTCAAGCAGGAACTTATAGGTTCCACACTCACAGTGTTAGTGGAAACGTAACCTCAAACAATGTAGATAATCAAGGTGGTACCATATCTGGAAACGTAACCACAAACGCTGCAGCAAATCAGGGTGGTAACATTAGTGGTAATGTTACTGACTTAGGAGCAACAACAACATCAACAATAGCTCAAACAGAAATACTTCCCCCTTATTTCCCAATACACTATATAATTTATACAGGAGTGATATAAAATGATGACAAATGAACAAACACTAGATTTTTTACAAAAGAAAAAAGAAATTTTGATTATGATGTTGAATGATTCAAAAAAATCTTCAGATATATTAAGCATGTATGAAGATGCACCAATGTTATTTTTTGGAGACAACGAAACCCACAGTTCAGTAATTGAAGAGATTCAAGAATATATTCCTTGGATAGACTTGAAAATTGAAGAATTAACTGATATAATTGAAAACACAAACTAATAGGAGAATAAAATGTCAAAAACACTAGAACTAGTAGTACAAGAACTGCAAAGCAGAATTGGACAAATGACTAGTAATTATGAAACACAAATGGCTGTGCTTAAGGCACAAGCAACAGAAGCACTTGAGGCAAAGGATGCAGAAATTGCAAGCCTCAAGGAATCTAAAGGAGAATAAATTTAATGGCAGCACAACTAAGTGACGGACAGCCAATTACTTTTGAGTGGCTTAATAGTCTTGTGTCTGAAATTAATACCTTGCAATCACAACTTGCAGCCAACACTAAAGCAGATGCAGAAAATAGAGCAAGACCAATTACCTATGCTGGAGACGCAATTGCTTCTGCAGGTAAAATTAAAGTTATTGCTGATCAGCAAAAAATTGGTGATGCCAGAAAGTCTAAAGCAGCATTTAATGCATACGTTGACTTTCCTGGAAATGGATTTAAAGATGCAAGTGTAATTGTTGTTGCTACCGCAGATATGCGTAAGAATAAAACATCAGCAGAACAGCTTGCTGTATCAGTAGCTAATGTTACAAAAGATGGATTTACTTGCACAGTTACTCCAATTGATGGCGAATCATTAAAAGCAGGACAGGATGTAATTATTAATTACATTGCGGTGGGGGATGCTCCATAAAATACTAAACGGATATGTTTTGGTAAAAGAGCCAAAGCATCCAAAAGCCTTTCATGGAGGCTGGTATTTCGAGCACGTCATAAATATAGAAAAAGAACTTGGAAGATACTTAAAAGAGTATGAATCAGTTCACCACATAAATGAAATAAAAACAGATAATAGAATAGATAATCTTTTTGTTTGCCATAGGCAAGAGCATGACAAAGCCCATGGAATGAAGAATGTATCTCTTTATAGGATGCATGAAACATGGGTAGGAAAACAATGTGAATCTTGTGGCAAAACATTTTATGGTACTCCTAGTATTATGAAGAAAAGAAAAAGATGTAATTCTATGTGTAAAAGTAAAAAAACTATTGATAAAATTTGTTTGCACTGTTACACTAGTTACACTATACCTGCAACTGCAGACAAGCACTACAAGTATTGCTCTAAGGTTTGTCGCCTTAGAGCCAAAGCTGCGTAAACAGAAAGGTTTACAATGACAAACGATTTAAAGTGGATGATATCATCCGATCAGCAATTCCCTTATCAAGACGATAAGATGATTGAACTATGGTTTAAAGTAATGAGATGGTTTAAGCCAGATGTTATTGACTACTTAGGTGATACTGACGATCAGGCTTGCTATAGCAAGTACACAGAAGGTCGCTCAGCAGAGTTTTTAAAGATGCACAAAGATAACAATGGTGATGCTATTGTTCCTCTTATGAAGCATGAAGCAAAACTAGCAAGGGATTTTTATACTAAGACTCGTAAAGTTGCTAAGAATGCACAACTGTTTTCCGCACTTGGAAATCACGATATTCGTGTGTTTGATTATGTAGATGCAAAGTTACCAGATTACATTGAGGTTACTACTCCAGAAAGTTTGTGGAACTTAGACAGCCTTGGTTATGATTATATTTATTACAACCAGCCACCTGCACATCGCTTTGGAGATATTCACGTTCATCATGGCAATGCTATCTCTCAAAATGCAGGTGAGTCTGTTCGTAAAGACGTAGATAACTTTGGCGTATCACTTATTCGTGGTCACTCACATCGTGCAGGTGTATACTTTAATACTTATGAACTTAGAAATGGTGGTAAGGGTGAGACCTTACGAGGATATGAAATTGGTCATATGTGTGATGAAAAGTCTACAGGAATGATGTATACAAATAATCACAATTGGCAAAAAGCATTTGCTATTGCTCACATTGAAAATGGTAATTATCCACACATTCAACTAGTTCATGTATCACCAGATTACTCTTGTATTGTTGATGGAAAGATGTTTAAAGTATAACTTTACGCTATAATTTAACAATGTGGTGTAAGAAGTGTAATGGAAGAGTTTTAGTTGATAGAGTTTTTAGCTCTGAAACTCATATAGAGTTATACTGTTTTACTTGTGGCAAGAGATGGATATTTAATCATCCACAAAATAGAGGAAGTTTTGCGTTATGGATATGGAAAATGGAAAGACAGGTACTAAAGCTTTCAGCAATGGGCAGCTGGTCAAGAAAAACAACAATCTAATATTTTTCCTTAATGGAGAACTACATAGAGTTGTTAGGACAAATGCCTCTGGAAATGTCTGTCATGCATTTAACTATCATCAAAATAAAGTAGTTAAGTATACATACTATGACTACAAAAAGTTTAGAAAGCCAGCATTTAGAATAAGCGAGGTTTCTAAAATTCTAAGAAGGCATGAAGATAGAATAAGAATTGCTATCTGGAACCTGGATGTATCAAAGCCTTATATGGTTGAGTATAAAAATAGAAGTGGAGTATACTATTTTTCAGAAGAAAACATTTATGAACTTAGAGACTACTTTGCAAATGTTCATCGTGGTAGACCAAGAAATGATGGCATAGTGGTATCTAAAAATGTACCAACGATATCTGAGATAGATGCAGTCCTTGGTAAAAAGCCTATGCTATATATGAGAACGAAAGAAGGAAATTTTGTTCCAGTTTGGAGTGCTGAAGAATATGAGTAAGCATAAAAAGAAAAGTAAAGACAAAGAAGAAGTGTTGACAATAACACAGGAGTATGCAATAATTAATGCAGCGAGCTCTTTGCTTTACGCTGAAGAACTAGCAAGAATAAATGCAGACACTAAAATGCTTTTATCAATATCAGATAGATGGCTTAGTATCTCTAAGGTTCTAGTTCTTGAAGAAGAGTTTTCTAAAAATAAAACATTTGGTTTTATTGGAGTCGAAGAAGAAAGTGAAGTAAATGGAGAAATCAGTACAGAAAGATCTAACAAGAGTAAAGGTAGATCTAAAGTTCGTAAAAAATCTAGGTAACTATGAAAGTATCCATATTGATATTGGCGTAGATGATTTTGTTCGTGACATTGATGCCAACACAGATGCTGCAGTAGATCGCATCTATGAATTTGTTTCATCAAAGTTAGTAGAAAAAGTTCAAGAGATTGAAAAGGATCTTGGTAAGTGACTAAAGAATCAGTAGGTGCTGCATTTGGGATCCTTGCCCACTATGAAAAATGCTATGAGAAAAAGTATGGCAAGAAGCCTTTACTGAATAAGTATAAAGAAAAATGGGGAGCTATCTCACTTCTAGATGATTATGGCAAAGAAAAAGTAATTATAGGTGTTGAGTACTACTTTAAGTTAAATAAAGACGGTCATCCTCTTGGGTGGTTGTTTAATAACTTTGACATAGTGTATAATTCTTATGAATCAAACATTAGAGATGAACAATTAAGAGCAGAGCGTAGAGCACAAACAGCAAGGTTAAAGCAGGAGTATTTAAATGGGAATGCGTGAAGAAGTAGAAGTTATTTCTGCTGTATGCAAGAATAAAGACATACATGTTCTATATGAAAACAATGTAGACTCAATGCTTAAAAGCTGTGCAGACGTGTGGGACTTTGTTAAAGAGTACTACAATGAAACCAAGCAGATTCCAGATAAGGATTTACTTGCAACTAGATTCCGTGACTTTGAGCCAGTTGACTCTGGACCAACAATTTATCACGTTAATAGATTAAAAGAAACATTCCTTGATGACTCACTAAGAAGTGCTGTTAAAAAGGCTGCTCAATTGCTTCAAGACAATCAATCTTCAAACGCATTAAGTTCACTTAATTCTGACATCTCTTCAATATCTAGATTAACTGCAAAAGTTAGAGACATTGATGTAACAGATGTTGAGGATGCACTTGCACATTTTGAAAAGACTCGTCAGGCAGCAAAGAATGGTGACGTTGGTATTAAGACTGGTATTGCAGCATTTGATATTTGTTTGCCCATGGGTATCTCTAAGGGTCAGTTAGGTATTCTATTAGCATATCCTGCTATTGGTAAGTCATGGATGGCTATGTATCTTGCTGTAAAGGCTTGGGAGAATGGTCGTGTTCCAATGATTCTATCTCTTGAAATGACAGAGCAAGAAGTTCGTAATCGTATTTACACAATTGCAGGTGACGGAAAGTTTTCTCATCGTGCAATTAGTGCAGGTCGTATTGATGAATCAGAGTTTAAAGATTGGGCTGAAAAGAATGTTGCTGGTAAACAGCCATTTAAGATTATTTCAAATGACGGTGGCAGTGAAGTAACACCAAATGTTATTCGTGCAAAGATTGATCAATATAAGCCAGATATTGTATTCATTGACTACTTGCAGTTGATGCAAGATAACGCAGGTACTGGTCAGAATGAGACTGTTAAGATTAAGAATCTTTCTAGAGAACTTAAACTTTTAGCCATATCTGAACAAGTACCTATTGTTGCAATTGCCTCAGCGACCCCTGACGATGCCTCAGACCTTGAATCTGTGCCACAGCTAGGTCAGGTAGCATGGTCACGACAAATTGCCTACGATGCTGACTGGGTGCTTGCTATGGGGCGTAAACAGAACTCTGATGCGTTAGAGTGTGCTTTTAGAAAGAATCGTCACGGATTCTTAGGTGACTTCATTATGTTTGCTGACTTTGATAAAGGAAAATTTGAAGAAATAGAAGATCCTTCTGATAGCTTTTAGTACAATATAATGGATGTATGGAGTTTGCAGGACACAGGAAAATTAAAGACTTTTCAATAGATGGTCAAATCTATGATGATGCCGATTTCCCAAGACTGCGTGAACAATATATGGTTATTGTTGAGGAATATATGAGAATAAAAGGTTATGTTCCTCACCTTGATTTAGATCCAATTTTTAGTACAAGTTACACTGGACATTCTTACGAATTTAAGATAACATGGTATGGTATATATCTAGGAAAGGTAAAAGCTAAATGCTACAGAGGAGTAAGTGGAAACAGCCTAGTTCCAATGAGTCATACGACCCAGATCAAATCAGAGAAGTCCTCAAAGTCTGTGGAGTCGAAATAGGTTCAGAGTTAGACTCTGACTATCTTGTATTCTGCCCATTTCACTATAACAAAAATACCCCTGCTTGTGAAGTAAGTAAAGAAAAAGGTTTGTTTGTTTGCTTCTCCTGCGGAGAGCGTGGTAACTTATTAGATTTAGTTATGCGAACAACTAATAGAAACTACTTTGAAGCCAGTAGAATAATTTCATCTTCAGAAAAAAGCATTGACTTTTCTTCAGTTATTGAAAAAGATATCCAGGTGAAAGAAGAGTTTGAGGAGTTTGATTCAGCAACTGTAAACAGGCTACATAACTCTTTGATGCAAAACGAAAGAGCCCTAGCATACTTTAATGGTAGAAATATTCTTTCAGATGCAATAAAACATTTTAAGCTTGGGTACTCAGAAAAGCAAGACATGGTTACGGTTCCTGTTTACTCACACACAAACATATGCGTTGGATTTGTGGGACGTTCGGTAGAAGGAAAGTCGTTCAAGAACTCAACTGGTCTACCAAGGAACAAGGTACTCTTTAATCTAAACAATTGCAAGTTTAAAGACATAGTTATTGTAGAGTCTTCTTTTGATGCAATTCGTTTGTGGCAATTAAATATTCCTGCGGTAGCAACCCTTGGTGCCAACCTTGGAAAGAATCAAATAAAACTTTTAAATAAGTATGCTGTTAGAGTTATCCTTGCTATGGATCAGGATGAAGCAGGAATGAAACTAATGCAAAATCTAAATAACAACCTAACTGTTCCAGTGTTGTCAATGGACTTCCCAGATGGAGTAAAAGACATTGGAGATATGAAAGATGATCAAATCTTATCTTCATATAAACAAATAAAGTCACTTGACTTAGCATTATCAATCTGATACAATGTTTAGACAGGTTCACTTATCGAACCAACTATTAAGGAGAAATATATTATGGCAAGTATTACAGGTTTAGCAAATATTAAAAACCTAATTGATCGTCCAAGGACCGAAAGTGGTCCAAAGGCTCGCTGGCTTAAGCTAGAAGATGGACAGAGCGTAAAGATTCGTTTTATGAACGAAGTTGATGCAGACTCAAAAAATTACAATACAGAACGTGGTCTTGCAATCGTTGTAGCAGAACACACAAATCCAAAAGACTATCGCCGTAAGGCAGTATGTTCAATGGACGAGGAAGGTCGTTGCTACGGTTGTGAGATGAATCGCCGTGATCCAAAGGCAGGATGGAAGGCTCGTCTTCGCTACTACACAAACGTGCTAGTAGACGAGGGTACAGATGAACCATACGTTGCTATTTGGTCGCAAGGTGTTGGTCCAAAGTCCCCAACAACAACGACAATCGTTGAGTATGCTGGAGATACAGGTTCAATTACAAATGTAATCTGGCGATTAAAGCGAACAGGAACTGGAACTCAAACCAGTTACTCCCTATTCCCACTAACTACAGATGAATCACCTTTTGATTTTAAGGGTCTTGACCTTTACAATCTTGATGAGACTGCTGTACGTCAAGTAAAGTATTCAGACCAGGAAGCTTTCTTTATGGGTCTTGATGCAGACGTAACTGCAAGTGCATCGGTTGACTGGTAAAAGTTAGTTGACAAGCGTGAGGGTGATGGGCTATAATAGCTTATCACCCTCACTTATTATTATCGGAGAAAAATGTATCACAATCACCATTCGCACTCATACTATAGTTTGCTAGATGGATTCTCCTCACCAGAAGAGCTTCTGAAACGTGCAGAAGAGGTGGGGATGACAGCACTATCACTTACAGATCATGGAACACTTAGTGGTCATAGAGATTTTCTTATTGCAGCAAAAGACACGAAAGTAAAACCAATACTTGGCTTAGAAGCATACTTTACACCTGACCGTCTTGATAAAAGAGCTAGGAAAGATCGTGGTGCAGATGATCAAATTTACAATCACTTAATTGTTTTAGCAAAGAATGAAAACGGATTACAAAACCTATCTAAACTATCAGAGATCGGGTGGAATGAAGGCTTCTTTTCCAAGCCTCGTATTGACTTTGATGTATTAGAAAAGCATTCGTCAGACTTAGTAATCGTATCTGGCTGCATGAATGGAATTATTGCTAAGGCTATTCAAAATGGTAACTTAGAAATGGCTAAGAAGCACACAGCATGGTTTAAGGAAGTGTTTGGAGATAACTTCTACATGGAACTACAACCACATAATCCTGCAGAACTTAACCATCAAATGCTAGAACTAGCAGACTCAATGAATATTAAAAGCACTGTTACCCTTGATTGTCATTATGCATCTCCAGAAGATCGTGTGGCAGAAGAAATTATGCTTATTCTTGGAACACATCCAAACATTCGTAAAGAAGCAAAGTTTGAGGATAGTCGTAAGATTAAAGATATTATTGAACGTCTTGATTACTTATATGGTGATCGATTTATGTCTTTCAAAGACTTAGAAATTTTTCTTATGGGTCACAAGGATGTTAAAGACCTTATGCTTGACCAAGGTATTGATCGTGATGATTTATATGAAAACTCAGTTGAGATTTCTGATAAGATTGGCTCTTATGACTTTAAAGAAAACCTTGACTTACTTCCTGCAGAATATAAAGATCCAGACTACGAGCTTGAGCAATTAGCATTAACAGGTCTTGCTAAGCGTGGGTTTGCAGACAATGAAGAATATGTAGCAAGACTAAATGAAGAGTTAGATATCATTAAGTCTAAAAACTTTTCATCTTACTTTATTGTTGTAGGCAATATGATTAACTGGTCAAAGGATAATAACATCCTTGTTGGTCCTGGTCGTGGTTCTGCTGCAGGTTCACTTGTCTGCTATGCTCTAGGAATTACCGAAGTAGATCCAATTAAGTATGGATTGCTATTCTTCCGATTTATTAATCCAGAACGCAATGACTTTCCCGATATTGATACAGACTATGAAGATCGTAAACGTGGTCAAGTAAAAGAATATCTTTCAGATCAATATACTCATGTTGCATCTATTGCTACATTCTTAACATTTAAAGATAAGGGTGTTGTTCGTGACGTTGCTAGAGCTTTCCACGTTCCACTTCCAGAAGTTAATAAAGCACTTAAGGGTGTTGAAACTTGGGATGAGTTTATGACAGCATCAACCTGTAAAGAGTTCCGTGATAAATATCCAGAGGTCGTAAAGTATGCTGAGAGGCTTCGTGGACGTATTCGTGGAACTGGAATGCACGCTGCTGGTATTGTTGCATCTAAAGATGAGATCTGGCGTTATGCTCCTATGGAGACTCGTAAGGACACACAATCAGATGAAAGAGTTCAGGTGGTTGCTGTTGATATGGAACAGGCTGCAGATATTGGTTTGATTAAGATTGATGCACTTGGTCTTAAGACTCTTACAGTAATTCACGATACATTAGATATTATTGTAGAGCGTAAAAAGAAAAAAATAAACCTTCGTGAAATTCCACTAGACGATAAAGAAGTTTATGCAGACTTAACGGCAGGGTTTACAAAGGGTGTTTTCCAAGCAGAAGCAGTTCCATATACTAACCTTTTAATTAAGATGGGTGTATATAACTTTGATGAACTTGCTGCATCTAACGCACTTGTAAGACCAGGTGCTATGAATACTATTGGTGCAGAATACATTAAGCGTAAAAAGGGTAAGGCTCCAGTAAACTATGTTCATGAGATTGTAAAGGAATTTACAAAAGATACCTACGGATGTATTCTATATCAGGAGCAGGTAATGCTTGCCTGTGTGCATCTTGGGGGTATGTCTATGGCAGAAGCAGATAAAGTCCGTAAAATTATTGGTAAGAAAAAAGATGCTAGAGAATTTGATCAGTATAAAGAGCAGTTTGTTACAGGTGCTTCTAAGCATATTGAAAAGAAACAAGCAGAAAAATTATGGCATGACTTTGAAGCTCACGCAGGTTACTCATTTAATAAATCTCATGCTGTTGCCTATTCCATGCTGTCTTACTGGACTGCTTGGTTAAAGAAGTATTACCCACATGAGTTTATGTATTCTTTGTTAAAGAATGAAAAAGATAAGGATACTCGTACAGACTACCTGATTGAAGCAAAGCGTATGGGTATATCTATTCGTCTTCCACACATCAATGAATCTGATATTGACTTTGCCCTTGACGGTGATGCAATTAGATTTGGTCTAGGTAATATTAAGTTTATTTCCGAAAACATTGGAAGTAAGATTATTGCTGAAAGACCATTCAGTAGCTATCAGCAGTTTAAAGAATTTGCAACTGCAAAAGGCTCTGGAGTAAATAACAGAGCGGTTGAATCCTTAAACAAGGTTGGTGCAGCAGCATTTACTGATAACCCAAGAATCGGAGATGAAAAAGATAACTACTATGAGTATCTTAACATTCCTGAATTCACTAGTGATATTCCAAGATGGATTGAAGCATATTCAAGACCACTTGAAGAATATTCAGAAGAGGGTTCCTTCCTTGTTGTCGCTATGGTAAAATCTATTAAGCGTGGAGACGGCTGGAGCAGAATTGAAATTGTTGACAAGACAGGATCAGTTGGAATCTTTGATAGATCAGATACTGTAATCGAGCCAGGAAAGATTTACATATTCTTGGTAGCAGATAACAGAATTGGTGCATATGCAACAGCAGATAATATGAAAGATATTAATGATCCTTTCATTAAGTACATTCAGGCAAAGACAATGACACTTGCTGACAATGAAATGTATACCATTAGTTTTATTCCTCGCAAAACTAAAACAGGACAGAAAATGGCTAACGCAGTTTTGGCAGATAAAGATAAAGAGTTATACTCTTTAGTTATCTTCCCTAATATGTATGCTACGTCTTTGATTAACATGAAGCCAGGAACACACTGTAAGCCAGTCTTACAGACAACATCATCAGGAAGCGTAACAGTAAAGGAGTTTGAACGATGAACTTAGATAATTTAGCAAAAGAAATTCATAGAAATGCAACAGAAAAAGGTTTTTGGGATTATATGTACTCAAACGCTGAACCAGTAGGTGAAACATTTATCTTCTTTGGTAAGCAGTTAGCAATGATTCACTCAGAGGTTACAGAGGTTCTTGAAGCCCTTCGTAAGCAAAAAGGTAAGGGTGAGGTCGTAGAAGAGCTTGCTGATATCTTAATCCGTGTACTTGATCTTTATGAGGGATTAAGAATGTATGGAGAAGTAGAAGACTCACTAGAAGATACCTTAATGAAAAAGATTAATATCAATACAGAACGCCCAAAAATGCATGGCGTACTGGGATGATATAATAGACAGATGAAAATAAGAGGATATCTTTTAGAAGGAGTAAACGAAGAACTGTTACTTGTAATTAGAGGATATAATGAAGAGCAAATGTATTCTATTATTAAAAAATTAGAATCAATGCGTGATCAAGAAGTAAAAGAATTAGCGGAAGTATTGGAGAATCATTTTAATGACCGAATTAGCAATGGAAGAAATCCTGTCAAAGCTAGACCCCAAAACAAGAAAAAGGGTACAAGCAGCAACAGAAGTAGAAACAGAAAAACAAGCAACACCAAGCCTCAGTCTTAATGTTGGACTAAAGGGTGGCTTTGGATACGGTAGACAAATCCTTGTATGGGGAAATAAGTCTGCAGGTAAATCATCATTTTGTTTGCAGATGATTGGTGAAGCACAAAAAGAAGGAAAGATGTGTGCCTGGATTGATTCAGAAGCATCTTATTCTCCAGAGTGGGCTGAAAAGCTAGGAGTAGACTCAAGCAAATTAATTTATTCTTCTGCTAAAACAATCAATGACATGGTAGATGTAGCAGTAGACCTCATGAAGGCTGGAGTAGATTTAATTGTTGTTGATTCAATCTCTGCACTTCTTCCTGCTATTTACTTTGAAAAAGATGGTAACGAACTAAAAGATCTTCAAGACACCAAGCAGATTGGTGCTGAAGCAAAAGACATGACACATGCAGTAAAGATGCTTAACTATGTAAATGAAAATACTTTGCTAGTTTTAATTTCACAACAGAGAAACAGTTTTGGTGGAATGCACGCTACTCATATCCCAACTGGAGGTATGGCTGTTAAGTTCTTCTCTAGCACAATTGTAAAGTTATGGTCATCAGAATCTGAAGCAAGTTCTATCAAGGACAAGGTCTCTGTTGGAGACAGACTAATTGAACAGCGTGTAGGTCGTCCAGTAAACTGGACAATTGATTACAATAAAACAGGACCACAGTTCATTAGTGGATCATATGACTTCTATTTCCAGGGAGACCATGTTGGAGTTGATAAGGTTGCAGACCTCGTTGATACAGCAGAACTCATGGGAATTATTGAGCGTGGTGGAGCATGGTATACAGTTCTAGATCAAAGACTTCAGGGTCGTGCAAAGGTAGTAGAATATGTTAGAGAAAACCAAGAAGTATTTGATACCTTAGAATCTCAGGTGTATTCAAAGCTATGAGTATAAATCCAAATGATTTTGTTAAATTAAAAAACAATGAAGAGCAAGAAGGTCTTAAGGTTACAGGAACATTTGTATGCCAAAACTGTATGGAATCAATTGGGTTTGCTATTTTAGATGAAGACTCTATGATTTTAAAGTATACTTGTGCAGCAGGTCACGATAATGAGGCAACACTTTGAGTGAAGCAGCAGAACTAAAAAGAATTGGTGCCAAGCCACATAAAAACTCTGGTCGTGGTCAGTACTATAAGGGTGACGGCAATACAGATGAGTTTATTGTAGATGTAAAAGAAGCAGGTAAAAGTTTTACTATCAATCAAGATGTGTGGGCTAAGATTGTCACAGACACATTGAGAACGGATAAAAACAAATATCCTGCCCTATTACTAGCTATTGGAGAAACACAAAAGATAAGATTAGCAGTCATTGAATGGGCTGCACTAGAAGATTTAATGGAGAGAGCAAATGGAATCAACACTTGATTATATTAACCAAGTAACAGAATTTAACGACATTCATGAGTTTATGAATGATCCAGAACTTGATGAGGCAATGGCAATCATTGTTAAAATTATGATGAAGCCTGACATTCCATCTGTTCAAGCAGTAGCACTAATTGGAAAACTACAAGCAATGAGTGTTAAGTTTGCTGTACTTGCAACATACTACACAACAGTAGCAAAAGGTCCATCTGGAAGTATTAATAACACAAAGAAGAACGTCTACTATACAATGAAAGATAGTCTTGATAAAATGGTAGATGCATTAAAGTATGTAGCAAGATATAACTTAGGAGCATGATATGGCTAAAAACTTAATAAAGACACTAACAACAAAACCAAGAGATACAAAGGTTGATGCCAAAAAGCTTCGTCTTGCAATCGGTAAGGCTTATCTACAAGGTAAGAATGGTACAGAGTTTAAGAAAAAGAAAACCTTCTCTCCATCTACAGTTGGCTATGGTTACGGAACCTGTGCAAGATACTGGAGCCTAGCCTTTACTGGAACAGAGTTTAAGGATAGTTTTAACGCTCAGGGAATGGCTGCAATGAATGCAGGTACACAGGCTCATGAGCGTATTCAGGGTGCAATGGAAAAGGCTGGTCTTGTAAAAGAACTAGAGCGTGAGATCAAGTCAGTTAACCCACCTATTCGTGGCTTCGCAGATATCATTATGGAAATTGACGGAGAAGAGGTTGTTGGAGAAATTAAAACCATTAAAGCAGAAGGATTTGATATTCGTAAAGATACCTCAACTGGAGCAGATAGCCACGTTGTACAACTTTTAATTTATATGAAAGTGTTAGGACTTGATGAAGGATTCTTCTTATATGAGAATAAGAACTCTCATGAGCTTGCAGTTGTTCCTATTGTCATGTCAGAAGAAAATAAAGTCTATGCAGATTACATCTTTGACTGGATGAAAGAAGTATATCAGGCGTGGATAGATGGTAAAAACATTAAAAGACCATTTAAGGAAAACGCTTTCCCATGTACATATTGCCCAATCAAAGAATCTTGCTGGTCAAAGCCAGATGGTAGGACTAAGATTGACTCTCTGAAAGTACGCAGTCAATGATCAAAGCCTGTATTGAATGTGGAAATGATTTTGAGTTTAGGACTCATAATCAAAAATACTGCTCGCAAACATGCTGCAGAGTTTCTACAAACAAAAGAATTATGGAAAAGTATTATGCAAAGAAAGAAAGACTTGCAGGAAAGGTAAGGCTATGTTCTTGCGGATCTCCTTTAAGTATGCATAATCCAGATTCTACATGTGCAATGTGTCAAAATAAAAAGAAAAAGGAAAAAGCAAATCATGCAAAGGAGGCAATTCAAAATGCAATTATCAAAACTTCTAAAACAAAAAGCAGATAGAGTATTAGGAATAGATGCCTCTACTGCATCTGTTGCGTTTTGTTTATTTGAGGATGGCACACCAGTGCTAATGGGTAAGCTTCCAATTTTAGGCTCAGACATATATGATAAAATTAAGGATGCTAACAACAAGGCTAAGGCAATTGCAAAACTTTGTAATCCAGATTATGTTGCGGTTGAATCAGCAATTATGGTTAAGTCACCAGATGCTGGGATTAAGATTGCTATGGTAGTTGGTGCTATCTTGTCAGTTATCTTAAAGCCAGAAACTAATGTAGTAACAGTTGCTCCAATTTCCTGGCAGTCTTATATTGGAAACAATAATTTCACAAAGGCACAAAAGCTTGAGATTCAAAATCAATTTCCAGGTAAATCAGTAACATGGTACAAGTCTAAAATTAGAGAAATTAGAAAACAAAAGACTATGGATTTCTTCAATAATAAGTTTGGTACATCAATCTCAGACAATGATGTTGGCGATGCAGTAGGAATAGCCTATTACGCATATAAAACGCTTACGGAGCGTGTATGAAGCTCTACAAGTCAAAGGTGTGGCTATCTAAGAGGTACTTAACAGATAAGAAGACCATCGAAGAGATAGCAAAAGAATGTGATACAAGTCATCAGACCATATACAGGCATCTGGTAGACTTTGGATTAATTAGGGATCAGAGGACATGGAAGAAAAGATAAAGTTAAATCTTACGGGAGTTAATCTTCATAAAGGTTTTAGTAAGCAGGATATGGGGTACCCAACTGCTGCTGCAAATATGGCTCAGGGCTTTGTTGATAATGGTTTTCATTTATCTAACTTCGATCTAAGCTCTAAGGTTAATCTTTCATTTGCTACTCCACATCAACATATCATGTTTTCAGGAGCATATAATATTTCTTATTCTTCTCATGAGACAACAGAAATATCCGATTACTGGGCAGAATGCTTAAACAAAGCAGATGAAGTATGGGCTGCGTCAACATGGACAGCAGACGTTTTTAGAAAAAAGGTTGATAAGCCAATTAATGTTTATCCACACGGAGTATCTGGAAAATTTGTTCCTGCAAAAAGAAAACTAAGAGAAGATAAGTTTTTCTTCTTGCATACTGGAGAACCATATATTCGTAAAGGTGGTCAAGTAGCAGTTGAAGCTTTTCTAGAAGAGTTTGCAGATAACGAAGATGTAATTATGATTATTAAAGCATATGATCGTGGTCATACAATACTAGTTGATGATGGTACAGGTAAAAAGGTTGCACCAGAAGTTGCATACAAGAATGTTAAAACAATAAAACAGTCTTTAGGTTTTAATGATTACTTAAAGATGCTACATAATACTCACTGCTTAGTATACCCTTCTTGGGGGGAGGGTTTTGGTATGATGCCACTTGAAGCAATGGCAACGGGACTTCCAACAATTACAACTTGGGAATGGGCAGAATATAAAGATTTTATATCTCATAAGATTGAAAGTGATTTAGTAGATGTGCCAGATGGTCTTCCAGATTACCTACAAGATACCTATTTAGGACAAATATACCTTCCAAAAATTGATTCAGTAAGATATAATATGCGAGAGGTATATAATAATAGAGAACAAGAATTCCAGGATTCTTTTAATAAGTCAATTGATATTCATAAAGAATGGAACTGGGAAGATGTTACGGCTAGACACGCTGTACCTAGAATTAAAGAAATATATGGAGATTTAAATGCACGAATATAAGAATGATAAGTTTCACATTGAAGTTGATCAGGTAAACCACCCAATGCACTACACATCAGACCCCTCTGGTGTTGAATGCATTCAGATTACTCGTCACAGAAATTTTAACATTGGTAATGCCTTCAAGTATCTTTGGAGAGCTGGAATTAAAGATGATAAAAGACAAATTGAAGATTTGCAAAAAGCAATATTTTACATTAATGATGAAATAAATAGATTGGAAGGTAAATAAAATTCCTACTTATGAATATACCTGCATTAAGTGTGATAAGTCAATTGAAATGTCTGGAGTTAATGTAGATGATAGAGACCATCAAGTTTGTAATGAATGTGGAGATATCTTAAAGCGTAGTTGGACTCTGGGTAACGTATCTGTTTGGGCTCCAACTGCTGGTGGATTCCGTTAAAATGGCAAAGAAAAGAGTTCAGATGAACTACAACCCTAACTGGGAGGTATCATTTGAATATCAATACGGCAAAGAACTTATTACTCCAGGAACATTAGTTAAAATAAAGAGTGTTCGTGGACAATTTAAGTTTGAAAAGCATGTAAAAAACATTGAATCAGGCAAGGAATGGATTGACGTAATTGGTCAAACTGGCTATAGATCCTTTTATTTGCACGACTTTAAGGGTATAATTAAACCTAAGAAGAAAAGAGTAAAGAAGAATGTCTGAAATTGAACTAGCAAATCGCTGGGAAAACATTAATAAGGTTGCGGAAGAGTTTTTAAGGGGTAATACAAACCCTACAACTATTTCTAAAGCAACAGGCTTTAAGAGGGCTGAAGTTATTGAATACCTTGACGAATGGCGTATGGTTATTCGTAGCGATAGGCAAGTTCAGGTTCGTGCTCGTGAGGCACTAGCAGGTGCAGACCAACATTACTCGATGCTTATTAAAGAGGCGTGGGAAGTTATTGAAGAAGCTAAAAGACAAGGACAGCTTCCGCAACAAACTGCAGCACTAAAACTTGTTGCAGATGTTCAACAAAAACAAATAGATATGCTTCAAAAAGCAGGTATGCTTGATAACAATGAGATGGCTGAAAAGATTGTTGAGACAGAAGAAAAGCAACAGATGCTTGTTGAGATTATTCGTGATGTAGTTTCTGGTTGTGAAAGATGTAAGCCAATTGTATTTGGAAAGCTTAGCAAAGTAACAGGTCAAGCAGAGGAGATCTAATGTTTGAAGATATTATTGGTCTTCTTGGCGGTGATGAGTTTGAAGAAAATCCAGTTGAACTTGAAGAGTTTGTTACATCAGAAGATTATCTAGGTCTTCCTCCACTATCAAAATATCAGTACGATGCTATTAAAGCAATGAGTCAAATTTATAAAAAAGAAACTTTGATAAATCTTTATGGAGAAAGAACTGGATTAGACAGGTGGAATCAAACCTGCAACGAAGTAATCTTACAACTTGGCAAGGGTTCAGGAAAAGATTATATGTCAACCATTTCTGTAAGCTATATGGTTTATTTATTGTTGTGTCTAAAAGACCCTGCAAAGTATTATGGAAAGCCTCCAGGTGACTCTATTGATATTCTTAATATTGCTATTAACTCTGAACAGGCTAAGAATGTTTTCTTTAAAGGTTTTAAAACAAGATTGGATAAGTCACCTTGGTTCCAGGGTAGGTATACTCCTACTGCAGGTTCTGTAACTTTTGACAAAGGTATTACTTGTCACTCAGGTCACTCTGAAAGAGAATCATGGGAAGGATACAACGTACTATGTGTAATTCTTGATGAGATCTCAGGCTTTGCAACAGAATCAACATCTGGACATGATCAAGCAAAAACAGCTTCTGCAATCTATGAGATGTATCGTGCATCCGTAGATTCTCGTTTCCCTGACTTTGGAAAAGTAGTATTGCTTTCCTTCCCTCGTTATAAAAATGATTATATTCAAACTAGATATGATGCTGTAATTGCAGACAAAGATGTAAAGATTAAAGACTACACATTTAAGCTTGACGAAACAGTAGAAGACAACGTAACGTCAAATGAATTTACAGTTGAATGGGAAGAAGATCATATCAATGCATACAAGTTTCCTAAAGTTTTTGCATTACGCAGACCAACTTGGGAAATCAATCCTACAAGAAGTATTGATGATTTTAAAATTGCATTTTACACAAATCCAATTGATGCTCTTTCTCGTTTTGCCTGTATGCCACCAGACGCTGTTGATGCTTTCTTCCGTTCAAGAGAAAAGATTGAAACTTGTTTTAGTGGTACAAATGGTGTAGATGCCTCTGGAAGATTCTTTGAATCATTTAAGCCACAAGAAGATAAAGAATATTATATTCACGTTGACCTTGCACAAAAGCATGACCACTGTGCGGTAGCCCTTGCACACGTTGATAAGTGGGTAACAATTAATACTTTTAATGATCATGAAGTAATTAATCCATTTGTTGTTGTTGATGCAGTTAGGTGGTGGACTCCAACAGCAGATAAGACTGTTGAGTTTAAGGATGTAAAGAATTATATTCTTGAACTTAGATCAAGAGGGTTTAGAATTAAGAAGGTTACATTCGATAGATGGAACTCATTTGATATTATGAATGAACTCAAATCTCTTGGAATGAATTCTGAAACTTTGTCTGTAGCCAAAAAGCATTACGAAGATATGCAGATGCTGGTTGCAGAAGAAAGAATCTATGGACCTAGAATTGATTTGCTAGTAGATGAGCTATTGCAATTAAGAATTATTCGTGATAAAGTAGATCACCCAAGAAAAGGATCTAAAGATTTAGCAGATGCTGTCTGCGGTGCTATTTATAATTCAATCTTAAACACTTCTCGTGGAACAAGAGAAATTGAAGTACATACTTTTAGAGACTCAAGAGATACAAGCCACAAAGAAAAAGTGGATACTTTTTATCAGGATCCTAAAAAAAGTGTTAAGGATATGCCAAATGACATATCAGATTTCTTAAGTGGAATTGGTTTTATTTAGTTGTATACTAGTATTATGGAGGTATAATGTTTGATAATTTTGATGAAGAAGAATATGATGAAGAAGAAATGTTTGCCTTCATGATTGAAAACGGATATGTTGAAATTTCTGGAATAGATCCAGATGGGGAGTTTGTCTATAAGATGACCAAAAAAATGGGTGAGCATTTTCCTGAAGTTTTTGAAGAACATTTAGCTATTACTAATGCCCTAGTTTTTGATGTCTGGCAAAAGGGATTGCTTGAGGTTGTAATGAATCCTAACGGTACATGGACCATACAAGAGAATGAAAAAACAAGAAAATTTGCAGATTACGAAAATGATTTAACTAAAGAAGAATGGCTTTTAATGGCTGAAGTCAATGCTATGATTGACGAAAATAGTATATAATATTACTATGGATAACTTAGAAAACTTGCTTACCCCTGACGAAAAGGCTTTACATGATGCCCTCGCTGAAATTGCACAGCAATATGGTAAATTCAACGAAGATGGTTCAGGTATTTGGGCAGGTTACGAACCTGCAGAATCTAATGAAGAAAAAGCAATTGGTGTTAAGTGCTCCAACTGTGCCTTGTATGCTGGTGGAAATGTTTGTGAGATTATTGCATTTGAAGTTGAGCCAGAAGGCAAGTGTAGGTTTGCAGTTATTCCAGATGGCTATGTAGATGTATCTGGTCAAATGGATGATGAAGATAATAATCCAAATGATATGGATGATATGTCTAAGGCAGATATTAATTTAACACCAACAGATGGCATGAAGTCAGCAGCTAGAAGAGCGTTAGAGTGGAAAAAAGAAGGTAAGCGTGGTGGAACAAGAGTTGGTTTAGCCAGAGCAAATCAAATTGTTAATGGAACAGAATTGTCTGAGTCTACTGTTGCTCGTATGTATTCTTTCTTCTCACGTCACGAAGTAGACAAGAAAGCCACTGGATTTAGTTCTGGTGAAGAAGGTTTCCCAAGTCCAGGAAGAGTTGCCTGGGATCTTTGGGGCGGTGACGCTGGATATACTTGGTCAACTGCTAAGTGGAACAGCATTAAAAATAGAAGAGAAAACAAGTCAGATATGAATAAAAGCCTTTGGGCTGGATCTGCATTCGGCATAAATAAATAAAGACATATAGTTTGTATTGACATTTATTATTTTTTAGTGTATTCTATAATCTAATAGAAAAGAGATTGGTATGACAGAAACAAAAGAACGACAACTGCAAATTGCAGACCGTTGTGATAGATGTGCAGCACAAGCCTTTGTTCTAGTTAGAGGCGTTACTGGAGAACTTTATTTCTGCGGTCATCACTTTACAAAAAATGAAAAAGCATTAGTTAAGTTTGCTTTTGAAATTGTTGATGAAAGAGATTTTATTAACGATCACTCAGCGTCTTCTGTTTAAACAAAGGTAGAGTTGGGCAGGTGGTGAGCCCCATTGACTGTAAATCAATCGCTTTCGCTGTGATGGTTCGATTCCATTCTCTACCACGATATAACTAAATATCATTCCCCAATAGCTCAATCGGCAGAGCGGCAAACTGTTAATTTGCATGTTCCTAGTTCAAGTCTAGGTTGGGGAGCAAACCCCAATTAGCTCAGTGGATAGAGCAATAGGTTTCTACCCTACAGGTCAGGAGTTCGAATCTCTTATTGGGGACGTATAAAATGTATAACTAAATAATCAGTCTTTTAACTCTCCCTGTGCTAGGATAGATATATAGCATTTTAAGGGGAGATAAAAATGAACATTTATAAGACAATTATTGCTATTGTTACTACTTTAGCTTTAGCATTATCAACAGCGGTTCCTGTAAACGCAGAAGAATCTATTAGAAAAAAAGCTGAGTTTAGCCAAACTATCAAAAAGGATAGGTGGGTAACTCTTAAATTCAAGGGACAAGATCATATTAAAGGCAATGGAAATAGGTCTTTGTTTTGTTATCAAGCAGCAGTAAAAACAAAGGGTAAAAAGAAGCCTAAGTTTATTAAAATTAGATTGGCTAGAGTAGGATCAAATGGTCTAAATAGCACAGCAACAAATACCTATCCAGTTACAGGTAAGCCAAATAAGATATGGGTAAACTCTGGTTGCTGGGCAATTGAAACAAATTCACCAGTTATTGTACAAATTAGAATTACTGGTGGTAGCAAAACATATGTTTCAGATATGAGACAGTTCAAAATGTGGACTCCAGGTGCAGATTACCCTGCTGATTTTTCTGACTTTATTCCAGAGGGTACACTCTAGGATATAATGTAGTTGGGAATAAAACCCCTAATTTATTATGAAAAGAGTGATTCGAATGGGTTCACCAATCGTTGGCGGTAAGGTTACAACACCTTACAAGAAGCTTGGTAAAATGTGGTCTAAGGGCTACCATACAGGAGTAGATTATGCTTGCAAAGAAGGAACAAATATTGTTGCTGTTGCAGATGGCAAGATTGAAAATGCATCCTGGGGTGCCAGCTACGGCACACAGTTAGTTCAAAAAGTTGAAGGTGGATGGGTAATCTATGCACACCTTTCAAAGGCTCTAGTTAAGGCTGGGGACAAAGTAACAAAGGGACAGCACATTGGAGAATCTGGTAATACAGGCAACTCCTCTGGTCCTCACTTACACTTTGAAATGAGAGACAACATTAGATGGAGTGCTGGCAAGGATATTGATCCTGCTAAGATTCTTGCATCTTAATCAAACTAAAATAACATTTACCCTTGACTTTTGTTAAGGGTTTTTGTTATAATTGGGTCATGAGCGAATATGTATCTTGGAAAGCTGGCGATCCAAAAATTAAACCAGCACCACAAAAAATACGTCCTAAGACATGGACACAATTAGACTTTGGAGCAGAAGATTCTATTGTTCCAAAGACTACAGGAATTGCAAACTGGGCTTTTTACATTAATGTAGCAGAGCTTGGTGGAGCAGCAAACATGAAGATCCGTTTTACCAGAGATATTGGAACTAAGGAGGCAGACTTTACAGGTCAAAGAATGCTAGATTTAGGACTAGATAATATTCATAGTGGAACATGGTTCTTCAAAGCAAACAAGGGACAGCCAGTTGGTCTTGAAGTTTATCACGCAGGTAAGTCAGACATGACAGTTACTACTCGTGAATTCAAGATGTGGATTCCTTAATAAACGATGTCCTGAGTACAGACATTAAACTACTCACACAAGGGGATGAAAAGTTTCGACTGTATGTGGAAACTTATACACCAGCACAAGAGATTTACTTGTAAAACTAAATAAATATAAACGGCACAACACAAACTGCCCTCGCTTTAGCTGCATAAACTAAAGCCGTCTGACGACTAGATAGGAACAGAAAGTCGTGTATGAAAGAAAATGTAAGAAAAGGCTAGACAATATTGCTGTGTAAGTGTATAATTGAAAACATATAGGACTGCGGTGCAAATCCGCACATCTCCACAAAGGATTAAAATGTCTAGAGGATTTCAATACGATTTCTTTGCAGAAGAATGGTCACACACCTGTGGTGCTTGTGGAACAGATCTTTATGCACCAACTAGAAAACATCTAGAAGGCAACTTCTGGATCCACACACACTCAAATAACTGTCTTGGAGGATGGTAATGTTTAATGTATATAATGACAAATCAGAAAGAGAACTTAATGTTTGATACAGAAGAAATTTTTTGGACTAGTAACGGAGTCCAAATTAGACCAGAAGAAATGACATATACTCACAGGGCTAATACTATTAATATGATGGTTAAAAAGGTTACTAAAGATCTTTCTACCGCCAAGTTTAAGCCTTCGGGTTTTGCTACACATGAAGAGATTGAACGTATTGCGTTTGAACAACAAACAAAAGATGTAGTAGAGTCTGGTCCAAAAGCTGTTCTTCAATATGTTTTTCAGCACTATCCAGCAATTCGCAGGATGGCAGAATTAAACGGATTGTTGTAAGGGAAAACAATGGCTGATAAGAAAAGTTACTTTATTAAATCAACAGATGAGCTTACAGAAATTTTCGTAAAAGGGTTAAGAACTTATACTAAAAATCGTTTAGGTGAAACTGAAATGCACATGGAAGATTTTGCGGTAGAGGCTGCAAACTTTGCAGAATGTTTTTATGCTACAATGACAGCATTACCAAAGGATTAATATGGAATTTAAAGTAGAACATGAAGTTGATAAGGGTCCAATAGTCCGTTGGATTGCAAATAGGCTTATGAATCTTTCTGGACGTATGGCAAGAATGGCACACCCATATGCAGATATGTATACAGCAGTATGGGATGACTATGAAGATGAAGATAATCTTTCTGTGCCACACAATCAAATGGGACTGTTTGAAGATTTAGAAGTGTTACCACAGTTTGAAAGACTAACAGAGGATTTAATTTAGTGTCAGACAATGAATACTATTACAGAGATCAAATGCGTGAACTACAAAATGTAAATGCTTTTGTAAGAGTAAATACTTTAAGAACTATTTTGAATAAATTAGAATGGATTAAAGAAAATGGTGGATCAATTGATCATGCTATTGAATTTATTAAAACGGAATTAAAATGATGATACAAAAAATTCTAAGATATGCAGAACACTTGGGTTTAGATAAAGAAGAATTATTACAAATGACAATGATAGAAGCAATGTTATTAATTGAAAATACAAAAGATATGTGGAAGGAAGTAAAACAAATTGGGTAAGCATCACGATAAAGTTGCAAGAGCTTTAGAAATTAGAATTAGAAATGTTCCTAATCGAGGTGGATATAATACACCTGGATCAATGAATAAAAAGAAAACTGGATACGCAAAAAATAGATAATAGTTTGACAAGTAAATACTAAACATGTTAGACTAGAATAATGCGATTCAAAACCTTGGTTTTGATTCCCGTTACTGCGGTTCTTGCAACATTTGTTGTATCCCTACCAGTAACCCAGAATCAAACCAGTGCTAATGAAGCACCGCAAAAAGTAAAGTTAGTTGTAAGAACAACTGACGTAGATGAAACAAGGCAAAACGCAGCATCAAGATCTGCAAAAAGATTTGCCTTTGGAACCCCAGCATATAACAAACAGTTCGCTGCTTATTATATGCAAGATAAGTATCGTTGGGGATCAAAAGAACATTCCTGTTTAGTTAAGCTCTGGAACCGTGAAAGCGGTTGGCGTTCAAACGCACATAATAAGAGCTCTGGAGCACATGGAATACCTCAGTCCTTGCCAGGCAAAAAGATGGCATCAATGGGGGCTGACTGGAAAACAAACCCTGAAACACAAATTAAGTGGGGCTTGAAATATATAAAGGGGAGATATAAAACACCATGTAATGCTTTAGGGCATTCTAATAAAAAGGGCTGGTATTAGCCTGTGTCCTGAGCAAAGACATTAAACTGCTCACCATATGGGGTGGTAGCTTAGTTGGTTAAAGCCCCGAACTCATAATTCGGTAATCGTCAGTTCAAGTCTGACTCACCCTACTATTGACAACTTCATAACAATATGATATTATATATTTGTAACTACAACTAAGGAATAATATGATTGAAATTAATTTAACAGAAGCTCAAGCAGAAGCATTACAACATGCTGTTGATGATCACATGATGCTTTGCTATGAAGTAATTGACCATGAGGGTGAAGATCTTCCTGACTATTTATCTGACGTAGAAATGTATTGTGGGTGTCATGTATGTGAAACCCGTGAACATCTAATGGCTACCTTTAATTGGCTTCGTGTTAATAATATTGTAGACATTGCAGTAGTATAATTAAATATTCGCCTCTTTAGCTCAGTGGTAGAGCAACGCTCTTGTAAAGCGTAGGTCTTCAGTTCAAGTCTGAAAAGGGGCTCTAGGTGGCAGGAAGTCGTCCTTAGTGATGGTTGATAGTTACAGTTACGAGTCCAGAGAGACACGTTTGCCAGTGTAGGTAAATAAGGTCTTCCTGTCACCGTCTATTTAAATAGGAGAAAGTATGAATATCGAAGAGTTTAATGAGTTAGTTAAAGAAGGAACTACAATCGTAGACTTCTGGGCTGAATGGTGTGGACCATGTAAGATGGTTTCCCCTGTCCTAGATGAAATTGCAGAAGAGACTGGATCAAAGCTAATTAAGATTGACGTTGATGCAAACCCAGAACTAGCAAAAGAGTTTAGTATTTCTGGAATTCCAGCAATTATGGTGTATAATGATGGTGTAAGAACAAAATCAATTGTAGGTGCAAAGCCAAAACCAGCACTTAAAAAAGTTCTTTTTGATTAGGAGAAATTATGCCAGCCCCGTATAATGTTCGTAGAAATTACAGAGGATGCTCTGGGTATTCAGTAGTTAGTGCAGATGGAAAATCACACGGTTGTATGAAAACAAGACGTATGGCTGTTCGTCAGCAACGAGCTTTATATGCAGCAACAGCAAATAAAAAGAAAGCATCTGAAATTGCAGCAGCAGAAGAGGCAATTATTAAAGAATATCAAGAACAAGTATTAAAGCCCAGCCCCTGGGTAGGATCAGCATTTAGCAAAGCATTTAAAAAGTAGAGGAATTTAATGTTTAGAAATAAAAAGCAAGACAACATGTTAGTAGAAGAATATCAGTATCGTGCAGTTATTACATACTTACCACAAAAACAATCATATAGAGCATCCGTACAACGTAGAATTGGTATCAATGAATGGGTAAAAGTACAATGCGGTCTTAAAGGTGTTAATTTTGCATCTAAAGAACAAGCAGAAGGTGCTGCAAAACATAAAATTAGAGTTCAAAAAAGTCTTGATGATCAAGTAAATAGCCCTATTTCGTATATCATCTATGACGATTAAATGGTAAAATAGGTATTATGGCTTCTAAGCAATTTAAGGTACCAATTAATTTAGTTAATCTAACTTCTGACCCTTCAGGAGGTATAGAGGGTGACATCTATTGGAACTCCGCAGATAATAAGCTTAGAGTATATTATGATGGATCATGGTATGATGCAGCCCCTGCTGGTGGAGGAACAGCATCTGATAGTTTTAAAACTATTGCGGTTACTGGTCAATCTAGTGTTGTAGCAGACTCATCCACAGATACCTTAAACCTAGTTGCAGGTACAAACGTATCTATTACAACAGATGCCACAACAGACTCCATCACAATTAACTCTACTGGAGCATATACATCTGTTGATTCTATTACATATCCAGATTATATTACTTTTGATACCACCCCAGAAACTGTGCCAACTGCTGCTGGATCACTATTCTGGGATGACGGTGATAGTCTTCCAAAGGCAATTCTTAATGCAAGCGTTGAGCTTGGTATTGGTCAAGAACAAGTAGCCCTTGTAAAAAATGTAACTGGATCAACTATTGCTAAGGGCAAAGTAGTTTATATTAATGGTGCTGCTGGACAAAGACCAACAGTAGCCCTTTCTGATGCTGACGCAGAGGCAACATCATCAAAAACTTTAGGTATAACTGCACAGTCTATTGCAAGTGAAGCAGAAGGTTTTGTAACAACCGAAGGTATTATTCGTGGATTAAACACTGAGGGCTTAACAGAAGGTGGTGCAATATGGCTATCTTCAACTGCTGGTAATTTTACTCAAACAGTTCCAACTCAACCAGCACATCCTGTATTTCTTGGATATGTAGTTAAAGCACATGCCTCTGCTGGAGAAATTATTGTTAAAGTTCAAAACGGCTATGAGTTAAATGAACTACATAATGTTTTAATTGATGGCACACCAGCAAATAATGAAGTCTTAGCCTATGATAGTGCTTCTAGTTTATGGATAAATCAAACTTCTGTTGAAGCAGGTCTTATTGATACATCTGCAACAGAGCAAACAAAAACTGGTAATTTAATACTTAGTGGAGATCTTACTGTAGCAAGTGAAATTCTTTCAACAGGACTAAACCTTGTTATATCAAATGACGAAGTAGTTGCACTAAATACAGCAAATAATAATGCAGGAATATCCGAAGATACAGGATTTAGCATTACAACCAATGGCGTAGGCGTTCCAAAGATTTGGTCATTTAATAATAGTGGAAACTTAATTTTTCCAGATGAATCAGTTCAAGCTACTGCGTTCTTGGGAATGTCCTCATACAGTACAACAAACTTATCTGAAGGAACAAATCTTTATTTTACAGATGAAAGAGCACAAGATGCAGTTGGAAATAATCTTGGAACTGGACTATCTTACAATGATAGTACGGGAGCTATTTCCAACTCTGGTGTAACTGGTTTAACTGGAACAACAAATGAAATTGTTGTAAGTGCCTCAACTGGTAGTGTTACAATTGGAATTCCAGACTCTCCAGTTTTTGTTACTCCAACGATTGGAGTAGCAACAGCAACATCTATTAATGGAACAACAATACCGTCCTCCAAGACGCTAGTAATAACAGATGATATTGGATCAAGTGTTCAAGCATATAGTGCAACACTGGCAGGAATAAACACTCTGGGATCAGGAACTGGCTTCTTAAAGAATACTGGAGGCACTTGGTCATATGACAACTCAACATACGCACCCCTAGCCTCACCAACATTTACTGGTACTGTAACCATTCCTGCAGGTGCAGATATTTCAGGATACTTAACAACATCTACTGCTGCCTCTACATATGCAACATCAGCATCTTTATCTGCATATCAAACACTAGATGGAGATCTAAGTGCAATTGCAGCCATATCAAGTGGCATAGGTTTTCTAAAAAGATTATCTGCAGATACCTGGACTATTGATACAAACACTTATATAACAGCAAGTTCTCCAACAATAAGCACATCAATAATTTCAGGAACATCTACCTTTAATTTAATAAACACAACTGCAACCACTGTAAACTTTGCAGGTGCAGCAACAGCACTAACAATTGGTTCAAATGATGCTGCAGCAGTATTGACACTAAGAGCTCCAGCAATTGTAGGAACAGCAACTTCTCAAGACTTATTTAATACCGTTGCAACGACTGTTAATCTTGTAGGTGCTGCAACCACACTTGTAGTGGGAGGAACTCCAACAGGGGCTATTTCAGCAACACTGTTTGGTAATACAACTTCAACTGGAAATACTAAAACTATAAACATTGGAACTGGTGGTGCATCTGGTTCTGTTACAAATATAAATATTGGCTCTTCAACTTCAGGAGCAACTGGAACAGTAAGCGTTTATCCAACAACAACATTTAGTGGAATTGTAAATGTACCTTATCCAACAAGTGCCAATCATGCAACAACAAAGTCTTATGTTGATACTGTTGCTGCAGGAATTAACATAAAGACTCAAGTTGTTTATGTATCACAAGCAAATGTGGCAGGTACTTATACTGCAGGAACATCTGACTCATCTGGTGGAACTGGAGTAGGTGCATACCTTACAGCAAATATAAACGGAGCTTTAATACTAGATGGTCCAGAAGTAGAAATAAATCAAAGAGTTCTTTTAAAGAATCAAACAGAAGAAAGACACAATGGTATATACATTGTAACTGATCCTGGAGATGGAGATAGTCCATATATTCTTACAAGAGCAACAGACTTTAATGGAAATAGTCCAACAAACGGTTTAATTAAACCAGGAGACTACGTCTTTGTTACCTCTGGAACCGTATCTGCTAATGACTCTTATGTAGTTTCACAGGTAGGAACTTCCACTAGTCCAAATGGGGCAATAAAGATTGGAACAGATGACATTCTACTTGCACAATACTCAGGTGTCCCATCAAACATCAGTACTCTTGGATATGTAACAACAGGAACTTGGGCAGCAACCCCAATTGATAAAGATTTTATTGACACTGAAATTGCCAGAACTAATAATCCAGTATTTACTGGTCATGTTACAGTTCCATCTCCTACTAATGATGCAGATGCAGCAAGTAAAGAATATGTGGATGATTTAATTTTTGCTAGTTTACCCTACCTACCAGACATTATTCCACTAGATGACATGAGGTATGAATTTGATGGAATTAATAGTAGATTTATGCCAAAGTTTGAAGGACAAATGGTAAATATTTATAACCCTCTTAGACTATTACTAACAATTAATGGTATAATACAAACAGTGGACTTTCCAGAATATGTCTGGCAATCTATGCTACCAAGAGAAGGTTTCATGGTAGATTCAGACGGATACATTGCATATTCAGAAGTTCCACCACCTGGATCAACATTTGATGCTAGAGTAATGCTAGGTCCAAACGTCAATACAAAAAAGAAAGGATATCCATTCAAAGCAGTGGATATATTATTAGGAGCATAAAAACATGGCTAGAAAAATTTTATTTGAGACAGGTTATACATTTAACCCATCTACACGAACAGTAGTAATTCCAGATCACATTCCAAGGGAGCGTTTGATCCTTATTACAAATGTAACAGATAACCAAGTTATCTATAACTTCTCTGACCCTAGCCTAAAAGCGACATCCTATACAGCACAGATTGATTCTGACAACGTAGCTACAACTACAGTTGTACTTAACTATAATACATCTTCAATGGACTCTACAGATAAGCTTCAAATTACTGTAGACGAATATGCAGAAAGTTTCCAACCAGATGAGTCATTCATGGACCCTGTTGGCAAAATGCGTGTATCTTTACCACAATCTCTTATTGACACAGACTTTGAGTATGGAACTCAGCCTACAAAATGGGAAGTTCTATCACTAACAAATAATAAGCCAAGTTGCTATTATGACATTCAAACACCAGTTGCACAGCCTTCAGGTGGAACAAGAAACTTTGTATCCGTTGCAGGAACGGGATCAACAAGAGTAGTAACAGTTGTTACTAATATTGCACATGGACTTGCTGTTGGGGATAAGTTCTTTATTCAAGATACATTAGATGTAAATGCTGATGGATGGTATTTAGTAGCATCTGTAACAACAACAACCGTATCAAACGATACATTTACCTATATTGCAAGAGCAAATGTTACAAACGGATCAATCCTTGATACTACAAAAACTTTTGCCTATAAAGCATTTAACTATTCAGGTTCTATTATTCCTGTATCTGTATCTTCAGGTGCAGCATTTACAAACTCTGGTACTACAGTAACCTGCACAACAACAAATGCACATGGATTAGGCTGTGGAGATCTAATCTATGTAACTGGAACAACTGCAGCAACTTCTAATCCACCAAATGGTGCATGGGAAGTTAAAACAACTCCAACAACAAATACTTTCACTTTTGATGTAGTAACTGCTCCAGTCGGTGCAATTACTGCAGCAGCTAACTCTCTTACAGGAAGACCAGGAACGCTTTCAATTCACCGTCCATTTGATGGTGGAGTAAGGTTCACAACTGGATCCTCAGCACCTGGTGCAAAGATTGTTCGTCAAACTCGTAGATATTTCCGTTATCAGTCAGGTAAAGGTATCCAGTTCTCTACTGGATCTATGCTAAAGCCTGTTATGGCAGTAGATTTAATTACATCTTCTTCAACTACAGTAACTGTAAAAACAAGATACGAACACTTCCTAGGCATTGGAGCTCAGGTAACAGTATCTGGTGCAGACCAGACAGCATACAATGGAACATTCACCGTAACTGGAATTACAAGTTCTAAAGAATTTACATATACAGCAGGATCTGTTCCATCCGCAACACCTGCAACTGGATTCCCAATTGAAGTTGCCCCAACCGCTTGGTTTGGTGGTCAAACAAGAATTGGTATGTTTGATGAACAGAATGGCTTCTTCTTTGAGTTTGATGGTCAAGATCTATGGGCTGTAAGACGTTCAAGTACAGATCAAATTTCAGGAATTGTTTCTGCAACAAACGGATCTCCAACTATTACAGGAACAGACACAAGATTTGCAGAACAACTTAATCCAGGTGATAAGATTGTTATTCGTGGAGCAACATATGTTGTTCAGTCAATTACAAGTAACACTGAGCTATATGTATTCCCAGAGTACCGTGGACAAAGCATCACCTCTGGTGGAATTGTTAGCAAAGTAGTGGATTACAAGGTAAATCAAGAGGACTGGAATATTGACACAATGGACGGCAATGGTCCATCTGGAGTAACTTTAAATCTTTCTAAAATGCAAATGTTCTATGTTGACTATGCCTGGTATGGTGCAGGTGCAATTAGATTTGGATTTAAGGATGAGCGTGGAGAAGTAATTTATTGTCATAGAATGACACATGCAAATGTTAAAACCGAAGCATATATGAGAACTGGTAACTTACCTGCACGTTATGAAGCATCTTCTGATCCTGCAATTACAAAACTTTCTGCAACTCTTTCTAATGTTGCAACCTCAATGAGTGTTGACTCAACTGTAGGATTCCCAACTTCTGGAACACTTGTTGTTACAAAGGCTGGAAATACAACACAAGAAATTGAGTATGTATCTTATACAGGAAAAACTGCTACAACATTTACAGGTCTTACAAGAGCACTTACAAATGTGGTAGTGAATCCTGTGTCAGGTGCAACTGGCGGTGGAAATGGAACTGCTCAGTCATTTACATATTCTGCTACAGCACCAGTAAAGGTTGAGCTATACACAAGACAGTACGCAACAGGAACAAGCCACTGGGGATCATCTATTATTATGGATGGTAGATATGATGATGACAAGTCATTTATTTTCCAGGGTGGTATGGTAACAACATTAACTGTTCCTAGACAACCTGCAAATAGATATGCTTTGCTAAGTTTAAGACTTGCCCCATCCGTAGATAATGGAGTTGTTGGTCTATTTGGAGAAAGAGAACTTATTAATAGAATGCAGTTAACTTTAAGACAGATGGATATTCTTGCTCAGTCAACAGCATCATCAACAAATAGCCCTGGTGTGTATCTTGTTGAGCTAATGCTTAATGGTAAAGTAAATACTACAACAAATAATAACTGGACAAATGTTGGTGGGTCTAGTTTGTCTCAAATTTGTTACCATGCTGCAAGTACAACATTTACGGGTGGAGAACCAATTTTCTCATTCTTTGTAAGTACTGTAACAAACGAAGCTTCTGTTATTCAACAAGACTTGCAACTAGTTAGAGATCTTGGAAACAGCATTATGGGTGGTGGATTAGTTAATACGTCCCCAACATCAGAAACTAACGTATTCCCAGATGGACCAGATGTTGTTACTGTTACTGTTAGAAACCTTAGCGGTAGCAATGTTTCAAATTCATCTGTAAATGCCAGACTATCATGGACGGAAGCACAAGCTTAAGGAGGCGTAATAAATGGGGTTAAATAAACTAAACCACATCTATACTACTGAACCTTTAACAGTAGAGTCTTTACTGGCTACTAATGATATAGATATCTTGGATGGAATTTTATTAGACGGTCAACTCGGTGATCCTAATCAAGTAATTGCCATAAACTCTCAAGGTAATGGAGTTGAATGGGCAACATTAGATGCCCTACCTTCTCAATCAGGAAACTCTGGAAAATATCTTACTACAGATGGTTCTACTGCATCATGGTCAGATCTTCCAACTGAAGTATTCAATGCTACTGGAACTGGATCTGCACAAGATATTGATACTGTTATTGATGAATCCCTTGCTGTTGGAGCAGAATATGCAGTTGCAGTAGGAACCGCAACAGGAAGATATGTATCAAAAGTATTATTAATTTGTGATGGAACAAATGCTGTAAAAATTACAGAGTATGGAATTTTAACAATAGCAACTGCTCCATCTGTTACCGTGGCAGCAGGAGGTAGTGCCTCAGCACCCAGATTATCTGTTAATGCTCCATTAAATGCAACAATAACATTAGTTAGAACACTGTTGGAGATCTAATGGCTAATTTAACAATCAAAGAGGGTGTAACACTTTCTGGAATTGATTCACAAACCAGAGAAGTTTTAAATTCATTTGCTCAGATAGGAATGGTATTACCATTTTTAGGTCCAGTTACTCAGAGTTCTGCATCTGGTGTAATAACATCAACAGCACCAGAAGGATGGCTATTATGCAATGGAAATACTTTTTTAAATACAGTTTATCCTAGACTTGCAGCAGTTCTAGGAACTACAACATTGCCAAATTTAACAACTAGATATGTTGTTGGAACAACTACATCAGGACTTATTTCTAGCAGTTTTGGAAATAATACACATACTCATACTGCCTCATATGGAACACCAACAGTAAGTAGCGTGGCAATGGCTGCACATGAATCGGCATCTGGAACAGTAGGATCTGGAGCTTCTGCAACAAACCATACTCACCCAAATACTATTTCTGCTAATATTGATTATCTTGCTTCAACCTTTGTTAACTATGTCACTGGAAATCAAGCAAATGTTCATTTAAGAACACATACGCACTCACTCAGCGTAGGAGGAACTTCGGGAGCAACAAATGATAATCATGCCCACACGATTACTAGGGCAGCTTCTGGAATTACACAGGGGGCTGCTTCTACTCATACCCATGTTGCAAGCTCTTCAAGTACTATAGGTACTCCATCTAACTCAATACCAACAATCTTTGTTAACTATATAATTAAGGCAGATAAATAATGGCTGACTTTAAATTATCTGCTGATAATGTTGTTGATAAAAATGATAAAATACAAAATTTTCCTATAGGTTCAATTGTTCCATTCTTTAGTTCATCTATTCCAAGTGGCTGGCTCCTATGTAATGGTCAAGCTTTATCTACTACTGGAGAATATAAAGATTTATTTAACGTAATTGGAACAACGTATGGATCTGGATCGGGAACCTTTTTGTTACCAAATATGAATGATTTTTATCCAGCATCAAGCAATATTGATAATGTAACAAATTATCCAACAAATCATACACATAGTGGTAATATGTCTCATGTTGCTACCTCTACTGATCATGCAATAACGCATACGCACACAGGAGGAACTACTGGAATTGATGTGGCAGCAGCAACACACAATCATGATACTAATGCTAATAGTGTTAATGGTGGAACAACTCCAGGATCAAACGCAAACTCATTTGCAAATAGAGCAATTAATCCAGGTCCAGCAAATACCTCACCCCAAGCTGCCTGGGTAGGGCACCCCCATAACGCAGGTGGTGGATCAACAGCTTGCACATCAGTAGCTTATAATCATAACCATAATGTTATGAATATAGCAGCATCTTTCAATGCTAGTGGCACAGCAGCAGCACATGCCATAGGAAGCAATACTTTTAGCTTTACATCAAGCACATATACTCCAGAGGCGGTGAGAGCATACTTTATTATAAAGTTTTAAATTATGTCAACTTTTAAATCAGATAAAATAGATATTGTGTTAGATACATATCAAAACCTTTATGCAGGTATACCAACAGGAGCACTGGTACCTATGGCAGGTCCCGTTTCTTTATACTCAGCTCCTTCAGTACAAAGCTACATAGATCTTGGTCTTCTTCCTTGTAACGGTACTCAATGGAGCATATCAACATATCAAGATCTTTATAACATAATTACACAAAATGGTTCCGTTTTCCCATTTGGAGCAAATACAAATGGATCTGGTGTTGCAGGATCTACACATTTTGTTTTGCCAAATATGTATACTACAAAATACTTTTTGTCTGGAACAGCATCAAATATTTCAGTATCCAATACAGTTGGACATACACACACACATACTGTTGCTACAAACTTAACAGCAAATGCTACAGCGTGGAATCACTATCATAATTTTTCTGCAAGCTCTAATGCTGTTGCAATGAATGCTCATAATCATAGTTATCCTGCAGGAAATGCTTCAAGTGCTGGCAATGGCGGTTCCGTAGTTCAAAAAAATGATGCATCTGGACCAACAGCAGCATCTCCTAGCCATTCACATGGAACATTTAATATGAATGCTACAGCATCGCAAAATCAAAATGCTGGAAATCATTCACATGCTGGAAATACAGCTACCTCTAGTGAAGTAAGTGGTGGATCTCATTCGCATTCTAGTGCAGAAATAACAACTACCCCAACATTTAACAGCAATTCTGTAACCGTATATCCTTCCTTTATAAATATGCTTTACTTTATTAAGTCTTAATGATATAATACTTCTAACAGAAAGAATAGGAAATGTTTAACAAAACAAACAAACAAGTAATAAAATTTAAATCAATAGATGAAAATGTTTTTAATGTTTTTGAGCCACCTGTACCTGCAAAAAAAATTTTACCAGAATGGTATAAGAGACAAGACAAGCTAACCACTCCTGGAGAGTTTTCTCTTGGAGAAAATGGTAATGCAAATCATACCATAAAGGCTTGTATGCCTATTTTTGATATTATTTCTGCAGGATATGTTTTTAAACTACCAGCTGATATTCATTTTATAAATGATCATAATGGAAACATTACTTCTCAGTGGAGCACAAATCATATTAGACCTATAGAGTCTCATCCAGTTACTCAATACTCTGAATATAAAGCTCCAGATGGGTATCACAATACAGCATTTAAGTTTATACAGCCATGGGTTATTGAAACACCTCCTGGATACTCCTGTTTATTTATTCAACCAGCATTAAGAGATGACTTACCATTTCAAATTATTCCAGCAATAGTTGATACAGACAGGCACCCAATTAAGGTGAATTTTCCATTTTTTATTAAAGGTGATTTTGAGGGAATGTTGAATATGGGTACACCAATTATGCAAGTTATTCCATTTAAAAGAGAAGAGTGGATACATGAAGTGTTTGAAGATTTAAGTCAAATAAATAATAAAAAGTGGATTGCAGCCGAAGCAAAAATTGGAAATAGGTATAAGTCTTTCTTTAGAACAGTAAAGAAATGGGATTAATGTTGTGGGGATGTCATATGATGAAAAGTATTTTGAATACGATAAATATATAAAAATTGTTTCTGATTATGAACACAATAATAGCTATCACTCACATATTGATTACATAGACTACTCCCTGGCTAGAGAAGAGCTCTCTGAAGATGAATTTAAAATATTTATTATTTATTCTTGTTTTAAAAAAGCAATGAATGGAGACGGTGCAGAGCTTATAGACATTGCTGAATCTGTATTAAAAGAACTTAAAAATGCAAGCCTAGATTTACCAGCATCTGCTGAATTTATAAACTCTTTATTTAGTTTTGATTCAATATATAAAGTTATGTACGATCTACTTACATTAGCTGTTGATGGTGAATATCGAGGAGTTAAAAAATCAAAAGATTACATTGATGGTGTTATAGATGCTATTATTGTTCTTAAAAAATTCCAAAGATATAATGGATTTGGAGATTTTGAATGGACTGTTAGATGGAATGATGCTATAGATTATGATCCCAAAGGTAGATAATGTCAAAAAATTTTATAGAAAAGATAAATTTATTTGATGATTCAAAGTATGAAATTGTTCCCTCCAGAATAAAAAAGAAATTACTTGATCAAAAAGATAATAATTCATATAAATGTAAGCCACTTAATGTAGCAAACACATATGGGTGGGATGTAATATGCCCATTTACATTTACCGCATACTGGAATGGTGGTAACAATCAAGAAGATATACTAATTGAGTGCTATGATGAGTCCGTCTGTGCTGATTGTGCACCAATGGTATCGCACTTTGGATTTGGAACCCTAACATTTAATATGGATTTTATTATTAGAACAAATGAAAATATTTCTTTGTATGTAAGGTCTCCAGCAAATACCTATATTGAAGGAGTTCAACCATTAGATGCAATAGTTGAAACAGATTGGCTCCCGTACACCTTTACATATAATTTTAAATTTCCAAAACCAGGCAAAGTTAGTTTTATAAAAGGGGAACCCCTTTATACCTTTTTCCCAATTGAAAGAGGATTTATAGAAAGCTTTGATTTAAAGTCATCAAACATAAATTTGTACCCTGAATTACAGCATGAGTTTGAACACTATAATGATACTAGATCTATATCAAATTCTGAATATGGAGAGAATAAACCAAATAGCGTAAGTGGATTCTATACTCGTGGAGAAAATTCAATGGGTAAGAAATATAAAATTTTAAATCATTCTAAACTAACAGTTCTTAATAATTTTTTTGGAAATAAAAATGAATAAAGAAGAAAAAATTGTACTTGCCTGGTGTGACACTGGTATGGTAACTGGAGAATTTGCCTTCTCTATACTATCAAATAAGCCAGATAATATCATAGATATATTAAGATCTTCTGGTAAAAAAATTGCAACACAAAGACAAGAAGTTTTTGACATATGGATGAGTTCCGACTATGATCATGCTGACTGGATACTTTGGATAGATTCAGATATTTATCCATCACAAGAAGATATAAACAATATCATAAAGCTTGCAGATAAAGATAAGTTTCCAGTTTTAAGTGGATTATATTTTACATTAATAAACAATACTCCTACTCCATGCTCATTTATGAAAGATAAAATAAAAAAGGTATATTCTAAAATTAGCATAGAAGATATAAATAAAAAAGACATAGTAGAAGTAGACGCTACTGGATTTGGAATGTTATTAATGCATAGATCAGTAGGCAAAAGGTTGCTAGACGCATTTGGATATAAACATTTCTTTTTAGAAGAACAGGACATAAATAATCATTCAAATTTTATAGGAGAAGATCTTATGTTTTGTCAGCATTTAGAAGAGATATCAGTCCCAATACATGTACATACTGGGATTGTCCCTAAGCATATTAAGTCTATTGCAGTTGATGAAAAACTATACCATCTTTATAATAAATAATACATATAAAATACATTGTTTAAGTTATTAAAATTTGATATAATAGAGTCCTAGTTAAATTAAGGAAAGCAAATAATGAAAATTTTAGTTTATGGTACAGATACCTTTGAAGACTACTCAACATTTATGCGTGGTCTTGTGGTAGCAATTGATGAAAATATCAAGGGGTCAGACGGTAAGATTGAGGTATTCACGGCTGGACCAAGAAGAATTAATAGTTACACTGCTGAATTCATTAATAAGACTGAGGGATTCTTTAGACAGAAAAAGATTAGAACACGGTTTCGCAGGATTCCTCGTTCAGAAGCTATTGACAACTTTGAGTCATATGGCTTTGATCATGTTGTATCCTTTAATAACAAGAAAGACCCAAAATTCTTTGATGTTTTGATGGATAAGGCTGAAATTCTTAATATTAATTCGTCTTACTACAAATATTAGGATATAATATACTTATGGCTAATCTAGTTTTTACACCAGCAGAGGTGAATGTTACAATGACTAAGGGAGATTCTCTTAGTATGAATGTTACCCTTCAAAATGATGATGGTACAGCATATGGTCTACCTGCTGGAACTTTAACATTTACTTCTTCTATTAAAAAGGTTAGTGACAGTACTTCTGCAGGAACTTTTACCTGCACACAGGTAGGAACTACTAATGTTATTACTATGTACATGAGTCCAACTATTAGTGCTGCCCTTGTTCCAGGCACTCAATATAAGTATGATTTACAGATGGCTGCAGGAAATGATTCAACAGGAACAAAGAAAACTTTTATTAAAGGAACTATTGATGTGGAAAGTGATGTTACATAATGTCTAGTGCAAATATTATTGTTAATGTAGATGATGGTATTGTTACCAGTACATCTAGTATTTTAGCCCCTAAAGTAAACCCAGTATTTCAAGGTGCCCTGGTACTTGATGAAGATGCTTATATTGTTTTTGAAGGTGCTTCACCGAATAACTTTGAGACAACCTTAACGGTAGTGGACCCTGGAGCTGATAGAACTATTAGCTTACCAAATCTGAGTGGAACATTGGTTGTTGCTGAATCTGCTACATTTACTGCAGATGCAACATTTAATGGAAACATTATTTTTGAAGGTGCCGTTCCAGATAACTTTGAAACAACCTTAACAGTTGCAGAGCCTACAGCAGACAGAGTAATTACTCTTCCTAATGCTACAACAACGGTAGTTGGAACAGATGTTGCTCAAACACTAACCAATAAAACTATTACTTCTGCAACAATTACAACACCAACAATTTCTGGATTATATCTTTCAGATTCTTCAATTACTTTTGAAGGTGCGAGTGCAAATGACTATGAAACAATCCTAACAGTAACAGATCCAACGGCTGATGATGTAACAATTACACTGCCAGCAACCACAGGAACCGTTGCTCTTACAAGCCAACTTGCCTCTTATCAGCCACTAGATGCAGACTTAACAGCAATTGGTGCACTTGCAGGAACTTCTGGACTATTAAAGAAGACTGCAGCAAATACATATGAACTTGATACTACCGCTTATGAAAACTCTGCTGATTTAAGATCAGGAACAACAACAGTTACCCTCACCTCTGGATACGGAACAGCAACTGTAAATGGATTCCTTTCAACTCAAAATGTTGTTGCAAGTTACAAGCCAGCAGCAGGTGCATATACTTCATCCTCAAACACTTACTCTATTGCAGTAGAAACCCCAACAGATACTACTACTAGAAAATTTCACGTTAAAAGTTCTAGTGGATCAGAATCTGGATCAATAGTTTTAAACTATCTTGCAATAGTATAGTATTGACACATCTATAAAACAATGATACTATTGTCTAATAGTATCCCAAACAATTAGGAAAAAAATGTTAGTTACAAGTTATGACTATGCTCATCAGATTGTTGATTCAAACAAATCCCTTTCTTGGGACGGATGGAATATCCTAGAATCAAAGGAAAGTGCTGGAGCAGAGTTCAATAAAGATGGAAGACTAATTAATGGCAAGTGGCATTATGTAAAGTCATTTACCCTAAATGATAATGGCTGGGAGGTTCCCACAAAGTATGTTAGATCATGAATGGATTGTTAAGGCTAAATGTAGGTCAATGGATCGTGAATTATTCTTTGATAAGTATGAAGAAGATCCTGACTTAGCTAAAGTAGTTGACAACATTTGCTTAACTTGCCCAGTAATATCTGACTGCTTCAACCATGGTACCACTAATGAAGAGTGGGGAGTTTGGGGTGGAGTTTACTTAGTTGATGGAGAGATTAGTCCCTCTAAAAACTTTCATAAAACAGAAGACATCTGGACAGAGATACTTGGAGCTGTGTAATGCCAAAGTTTACTAAAGAAATGTCAATGACTGTACATAGACTAAAGCCACCATATAAGGGTCTTATTATTGACTTTGTTGAGCATGATAATTATATTGGTATTCGTATCTATGAAAATCAAATTATGGCTATGAATGAAATGCAAAAAGTTAGTATAATGGAGTATCTGCAGTTATTAAGAACAACCATTGAGTCGTTTGGAGTAAAGGCAAATTTTGACGGAGCAAAAGGAGATCCTCCTAGAGGTACATATGTTTCATAGATTAGTTTGGATGATTGAAGAGCAGGTAACTGCTGAGTTAGTTTCCTATGGGGCACATTCTTCCCGTGTTAAATATACCTTTGCAGGTACATCTTTTGATGAAATTGTTATGAATGAAGACTTTATTCCATATGATGAACTTGGCATTGAATATGAAGTGTATGATGAAGATGATGCGTAAAGCTGTTGTATTTACCTCATATGATAGAAATGACTATCTCAAAGAAACATTAAGATCATGGAGAGATGTAGCAAACAAAAATGGATACGATTTCTTTTTTAAATTAGAGCCATCTCCAATGCAAAAAAGTATGGAAAAAAAAATGATTAATTTTCTAAGCGAACAAAAATTGTATGGAGATGTTATAAACAATCCAGAAAGAAAAGGTGTCCTGCTCAATCCTTGGGAAGGTCTTAACTCTATGTTTGAACAAGGATACGATTTTGTTGTTTTAGCAGAGGACGACATTGAAGTTTCAGATGATATCCTACATTTCTTTGATGAATTGTCTGAACGTCATGAACGTGATGAAGAGGTACTAGCTATTTGTGCAAGTAATTTATGGTCTATAGAAGTAGATAATGCTGATCATAAGACATACTTTAAGCGTTCTTATTTTTCCCCACTTATTTGGGGAACCTGGAAAGATAGATGGAACACCTATCTTAAAGACACATGGGATAAAGACTACTCATCTGGAGGTGCAGAAAACTCTGGATGGGATTGGAATATTGCATTAAGAGTCATTCCAGAAAATAATTTAAAATGTATTTTCCCTGAAAAATCAAGATCAAAACATATAGGAAAAAAGGGTGTTCATATGAGAGAAGAAGATTATCATACAAGCGTTGCACAAAGCTTTTCTCACCACAACGAATATTTAGGATACAAGGAGATACCAAGTGCTTGGTAAAGATGTATTAATTATCGTTCCAACAAGAGGTAGACCAGAAGCTTCTGTAGAGTTTCATAAAGAGTTTTTAGAAAGGTCAATGATTAGCAATTTAGTGTTTGCAATTGACGAAGATGATGCAGAAAACTACCCACGCATTGACGGTGTATTATACGAAGTAAATCCTAGAATGGGTATGAATGGCACACTAAATTATGTTGCAAATAAATATTCTGATGAATATAAGTACATTGCTTTTATGGGAGACGATCACAGGATTAGAACCTTTGGGTGGGATATCATGATGGCAGAAGCAATCGGTAGCCTTGGCATTGCGTATGGAAATGATTTAATTCAAGGCAGTGCCTTACCTACAGCAGTAATGATGTCTTCTAAGATTATTAAAGCTATTGGATATATGGCTCCACCTGCCCAAAAACATATGTATTTAGATAACTTTTGGCTTGATCTTGGTACTAGATTAAATGCTATTCATTATCTAGATGATGTAGTTATTGAGCATCAACACTTCAGCGTAACTGGAGAAAAGATGGATGAAACTTATCAAGAAACAAATGATGCTGCTGTATACAATGCAGACAAGATTGCCTACGATAACTACCTATCAACACAAATGGATATTGATATAGATAAGATTTTAAAATGCGTAAACGACTAAGAAAAAAGTATTCTGAACAAGAACTAAAACTAGTATATGCAAAGCCACACGAACACCATCACTGGGAAGACCACAGGATCCGTGTAGAATACACCATAGAAGTCGCTAAACAGATCAAGGGCGTAGAAAGCGTGGCAGACCTATCTGCAGGTGATGCTACAATTATAAACGCCTTAAATGTATCTAACAAGTTTATTGGTGATTTTGCACCTAAGTATGAGTTTGAAGGTCCTATAGAAGACACCATTGACCAGATACCAAATGTTGATCTTTTCATATGTTCAGAAACCCTTGAGCATGTTGATGACCCATTATATGTTCTTCAAAAGATAAGAAATAAAACTAATAAGCTTTTGCTAACAACTCCTGAAGGAAAGTTTGATGATAATAACCCAGAACATTACTGGGCTTGGGACAATGAAGGAATAAGAAAACTTTTAATTCAGGCTGGATTTAATCCTATAAGATATGATAAGCTTGAACTTGCTAAAAAATACTACTACGACTATCAGATTTGGGTATGTGAATAATGAGAATTTTAATTACAGGGCATAAAGGCTTTGTTGGTGGATACTTCATGCGTAAGTATGCACAACACGATATTGTTGGAATTGATCTTAAAGAAGGTAATGATTGCCGTGACTTCTTTAAAACAGATAACTCATACTTTGATATGGTAATTCATCTTGCTGCAATTGTTGGCGGAAGAATGACAATTGAAAGTAACCCACTTTCTGTTGCTACTGACCTATCTATTGATGCAGAGATGTTTAACTGGGCTATGCGTACAAGACCAGGTAGAGTTGTTTACTTTAGTTCTTCTGCTGCATACCCAACAAAGTTTCAGACAGGATCAAATCCATCTAAACTATCAGAGCAAATGCTAGACCTTTATGCAGTATCAAACCCAGACCTAACATATGGTTGGGCAAAACTAACTGGAGAATACTTATCAAGGTTTGCACAAGAGGCAGGTATTCGTACACATATCTTCCGTCCATTCTCAGGGTATGGAACAGATCAAGACCTTGACTATCCATTCCCATCTTACATTGCAAGGGCATCAAGACGAGATGACCCGTTTGATATCTGGGGTGACGGACATCAAGTTAGAGACTTTATTCATATGCAAGATGTTGTAGATGCAGTAGATAAGGCTATTGAATTGGATATACCTGGACCAGTAAATCTTGGATCAGGTGAAGCAACTTCTTTTAGAAAGCTTGCTGCTCAAGTATGTGAAATTGAAGGGTACTACCCAAGATATAACTATATTGAAACAGCACCTGTGGGTGTTACATATCGTGTAGCAAACCCTACAAAAATGTTTAGTTTTTATAAACCTAAGATTAGTTTAGAGGATGGAATTTCTATGGCACTTAATGGAGTAGTTAATGTATAAGTATAGTGAAGAAAAGCAACTATGTTTTGATGATATCTTAATGGTGCCACAGCACTCTGATATTGAAAGCAGAAAAGATGTAAAGCTTTCTATGAACCTTGGGGCAGATCTTGTTTTAGGTTTTCCAGTAATTGCCTCACCTATGGATACTGTTTGTGAAATAGATATGGTAGTTGCAATAGCAAAGCATGGCGGTCTTGGAATTATTCATAGGTTTATGCCAATAGAAGAACAGATAAAGCAGGTTAAGCTTGCTTCTAGTTATCATCAGGTTATTGTTGGTGCTGCGGTAGGTGCTAAAGGTTCATACTTACATGATGCAGAAAGACTAGTGGATGCAGGAGCATCAGTAATTCTTATTGATACTGCAAATGGTCATAGCCAATACGCTATTGATGCAGTAAAAAACCTAAAAAAGCTTTTTAAAGACATTCATATTATGGCTGGTAATGTATCTACATATGAAGGATTTAAGGCTCTTGCTAAGGCAGGTGCAAATTCTATTCGTGTTGGAATTGGTGGTGGTTCTGTTTGTACCACTAGACTGATATCTGGTCATGGAATCCCTACCTTATCCTCAATCCTAGATATTGTTGAAATAAGAAACAAATCTAAGTATTCAAATGTAGCCATTATTGCTGATGGGGGTATCAAAACATCAGGGGACATGGTTAAAGCCTTCTCTGCAGGTGCTGATGCCGTTATGCTAGGGTCTATGTTGGCAGGTACAGATGAATCTCCAGGATCATTAATGTTTGATGAAACTGGTAAGTATAAATCATTTAGGGGTATGGCTTCTAAGGAAGCTAATGAAGGTAAAGATATTGCAGTAGCAGAAGGTGTGGCAACAAGAGTACCCTATAAGGGATCAGTATCACATATCCTAAATAATATTCGTGGTGGCTTAGGTAGTGGGTGTTCATATAGTGGAGTTAAAAACTTAAGCGATTTGTATGACAATGCAATGTATATTGAGGTATCTAGCCTCTCGGTAAATGAGAGCAAGCCTCACGCTATAAGATAGTTTTAACATTCTTTCAATGATATAATTAACTTGTTAGTCTTACTAAAGACTAACGGGGAGAATAAAATTGAAAAAAATTAAAAAGTTTATTTCTTATGTGATGGTTGCTACATTAACTACTGCATTAGGAGTTTTTTTTATTGCTACATCTATACAAGCAAATACTCCACTAACCTGTAACATGTCTACTGTAACAGGCGATGATGACGGATCCTTTCCAATGACCCTACCATTTAGTCTTACTCTAGGGTCTACGGAATATAATCAAATTTTTTATAGCACTAATGCAACTGTTACTTTCGGACAGGCAGATGGTACTTATTGGGATTACCCACAAACACCATCCATATCAATTGCTGGAAGAGACTGGGTTTCTTTTGGTGAAGGTGCATATACCTCGTATGGATATAATGAAAATTCATTTTGTATAGAATGGTCAGTCAGACCTTATCCACAATCATCTGGTCCACTAACCCAAATGAGATTAGTTGTAACTAAGTTTTCAAATGGTGGGTGGCATGGTGAAATTGTTACAATGACAGAACTTCCAGCAGATGCAAGGAGAGCTATTAGATATGAACGTGGTCAAGATGTTGTTCCAATGGAAGCTGCATTTGATGTTAATGGTGGAGTTCCAATTGAAGTTACACCTTCGCCAACACCACCTAGTTTTACAGAACCTCCAGTTGTACCTAGTGAGACACCTACGCCAGAGCCTACACCAGAGCCAAGTTTAACTCCAGAGCCAAGTCCTACTGCCAGCCCTGAGCCAACGCAATCACAATCACCAGAGCCATCAACAGAACCGTCACCCCAGCCAACAGAGCCAAGCCCACAGCCATCAGAAACTGCTGTGCAGCCTTCAGAAACGCCTTCACCTAGTCCCACCCCTTCTTCAAGTCCCTCAGAATATCCGTTGCAGCCTCAAGAACCTGCTGTAACTCCATACCCAACTCCTGAGCCAGAGACTTCATCTCCAGAACCATTAGTTCCAGATCAAATTCAGAGTCCATCTCCTGATCCAACTCAGACATCCACTCTTCCATCTGATAATAATATCATAGATGGATTGACATTAGAGGAGTCAATTGCACTTGAAGAATTGCTTACAGAATACGGTCCAATGGATGCTATATCTTTTGAGGACTTTTCAGCCTCTGGTCTTGACTATGAAAACTTGCCTCCAGATCAGCCAATTATGCTGGAAAATGGTGTAATTCTTACAGCAGAGGTAGCAGATGCTATTGAGATTTTTGAAGATCCAACAGAATTACTACTAACAGCCTTAACAGACCCAGGTAAGGCATTAAAAGCTTTTGCTAATGTTGGTGCAGACATGACACCAGAACAACGCAAAGAATCACAAACAGTTGTTGTTGCTTCCATTATTGTTGGTCAAGTAATATCAACAACTAATTTAATAACAGGGAGGATAAGATAATGAAGAAATGGTTAAAAGATAAGTTTCGTGAAACACTAAACCAGACATTTACCCTTCTTGGTATGTTCGTGGCATGGGCAGTCCTTGATGGGTCTGCTAAAACAGTAGTAGGGTGGGCAATTGTGCTATGCATAGTTGTATGGTTATTTTCAATGAAATTCAGGGAAGGAGAAGAAGATGGTAAAGAATAAAGTAGAAGAAGATGTAATTGGCTCAACAGCCGTAACAAACATCTGGAATATATTTTTTAGAATTGTTGCAGTATTTGCAGCATCTGGTCTTTCAATCATTGGTGCAGGTTCCCTTGTTGGAATTGACACTCTAACAGCCGTAATTATGGCTGGAACACTTGGAGTTGCAACAGTGGTAGAAAAGCTTGCTAGAGCCTTCCTAGATGACGGTAAGCTAAGTGCTAAAGAAATCAATGCAGCATTTGCCCCAGTAGATAAAAAGGCTGGATAGTATATAATAAAACTAAGTTAGACCAGGGTGATTCTCACGACCATCCTGGTCTTTCTTATTTATTATCTTCTAAATATTCTTTTTCTCCATTTATATATCCTTTTATTAAAGCTGCTGTTGCCATTGCTTCGTAGCACAAAGCAGCACTTCTAATATTTGGAGATTCTTCATCCATTGCATTTCTAATATGTTCAATCTCAGAGTCAATAAATTTATTTAAAAAAACAATAAATAGCTCTTTATCTTCTGATTTTTGAATTAAGCTAATGGCATCTTTCATTTTATTACCTTTCTAGTAATTTTATATAACAAGGGTATCTATAGGACCCTTGCAGGACGGAGATAGCTCTATGGCAGCACTGACGGCTGTTATAGCCCTTTTCTCAGCAGACTTCCATGTAGAGGTGGTATAAAGAGAACCTAGTGCTATGGACGATCCAGAGCCTATAGACATATAATCACATCTGATTACCTGCCAGTCAGTAGTATCAATAGCAAACAGGTATCCATTAACACCAACCAAAAGTGATGCATGGGCATTATCTTTCAGGTCTACCCCAGATTCATTGAGTTGTTTACGAACAGTAGTGGCAAATGTTGTACGCATAAATTTATCAAGGTTACGATTTGGTGGGGTAGGTAGTGTCATGTATTGAACCAATTGACCAGTGCCAGGTGAGTCAGAGTATCCAATT